CAACCGGTTCTTGCAGAACATTATTGTTGATAAGCGCGTCAAAGTAGAGGACTTACTAACAGGAGACAAGAATGCTATCCTTGTGGCAGCACGAATCTCCGGCTATGGTTCAGAGTATAAGACAAAGACTCAGTGTCCAGCATGTTCTACCACTCAAGAATATGAATTCACATTAGAGAACGGCGAAGCAACCGGATTCGACACAGATCACTTTGATGCCGAGAAACACCAGAACCGCGTAACAAAGAACGAGAATCTTACGTTTGATATCGGCTTGCCTAAGTCAGAGGTAGTCGTTACTGTCCGTATGCTAAACGGTCATGACGAGGCTCGAATGGCTAAGAGCATGCAGGCTGCTCAGAAGGGTTCCAAGAACATTAGAAAAGACCTTTTAGGGCATGACACTCAAATGACTGATCAGATGAGAGCATACATCGTCGCAGTCAATGGAAGCTCGTTAATGCAGCACGTTCACGGATTTGTGAATGTAATGCCAGCATCGGATTCCCGATTTTTGAGAAGCGCTTATGCAGCACTAATGCCGAATTATGATTTGAGACAACACTTCGCATGCGAGGCTTGTGGATATGAACAGGAAATGGAGGTGCCGTTTACAGCGGACTTTTTTTGGCCTAAGTCATGAGTACATAGCACAGGTATATGAACAATTTTTCTTGCTCAAATATCACGGAGGCTGGAGTTTCATCGAGGCATATAACCTCCCAGTAAAACTACGCCGCTGGTTCATGGAGCGATTGCAGAAGCAGTTTAAAGATGAAGCAGAACAGATGAAAAAATCCCAAGGTAAGGGATCTTCCAACATGCCTTCCATGAGCAGACCAAGCATGCCAAGTGTAAGCAAGCCCAGCAGATAGCTGAGTTGCTTTTTTAAAGGACCGGAATTAAAACCCGGTCCTTTTTCTTTTTTACTTAACTATTTACTGATGATGCTATTAAAATCATCTGGAGGACTATCCATGGAAGACAACGGCGACTTGGCTCCTATTATTATTGACTTGGGCGCAGCCGAGAATGGCGAAATGAACGAAAGTTTTTTGTCGATGTTTGGTGGCGGCATCAAAATGATCATGCAACGCATGTTCGGTGGCGCGAAAGTGCCTTTGGTTGTGCGTGGCAACAAGAGGCAAGTAAAAGATTTTGCTCGCACTCTGGCAGGTGAAAAAAGATATTACAAAGATTATGCGAAATACGGCTTGGATGATCCACGCACGTATCGTAGTAAGTACGCGCTCCGTGGCGCAGTGAAAAAGTTTGAGCGCAGTACGGGCATCGATTGGCCATTTAAGTAAGCCGAGAACCCCCTAAGGAGATCGCTAACAAATGGCTGATACCCCAGATCCAAATCAACTGAAACAAGCTGCCTCCATGCTGGACAAGATGGGGATGAGTGCGGCTGACATCACCAAGGCGTTCAAAGAGATGGGTCCAGCCTTGGTTGCGTCCATGGCTGGTGCAAACGCCGAATACGAACAGCTTGAGAAGTACGCGCAAACGATCAAGAAGAACTTAGATCAAGCTAAGAAGCAAGGTCAGATGACCAAGGCTAATCTGCGCCTCAAAGAACTTGAAAACCAACAAGAACAGGCGATTCTTGAAGCGAAGATTAAGGCTGCGACAGACCCGGCGATTAAAGCAACGCTCCAGTTTGAGTTAGACAAGCTTGAAGCCATTCAAGGGCAAATCAAGGCGCAAGGAAAGGCTGCTGGACTCGCACAATCGTATGCAAAGACGCTCACTGGCGTATCCGCTGACTGGCGCTCTGGGCTTTTCGGGGCATTCTTAGACGGTGGCATCGAAGGCTCCATGCAAGCGGTGACAAGCGCTCTTGCTGAGCAGTTTAGCATCGCCAACATGCTAGGCTCATCTTTGATGAAGGTCCAAGAGGCAACGGCGGCTATGGTGATTTCCGCCGACAAGCAATTCGCTTCAGTCAATAAGCTTACTAATGGTACTGGCGAATACAACGACATGATCATGACCACCATGCAGCATAACGCTGAATGGAATGTCAGCATGGAAGACGCCGGCGAAGCTGTCAGTGAACTCTACACCGGTATGAGTCAGTTCACTGAGATGACAGAAGAGGCGCAAGGACAACTAGTTGAAGCAACGGCGCAACTAAAAGGGCTGGGTATTGACTCGGCGACCACGGCGGCAAACTTCGAGATCCTTAATAAGTCTCTTGGCATGTCCGCTGAGCAGGCTATTGCAGTACAGAAAGATTTCGCTGCCATGGCTGCTGATTTGGGCGTGAGTGCCGGCAAGATCTCTAAAGACTTTGCAGCGAACTCGGATGTCTTCACCGCATACGGCGATGAAGCAACCACAGTGTTCAAGGAAGTCGCAGCAGCAGCCAAGGCTACTGGTATCGAGATGCAAGCGCTTCTTGGTATCACTACCCAGTTTGATACATTCGAGGGCGCAGCGCAATCAGCCGGAAAGCTTAATGCTATTCTCGGCGGCGGTGTGCTTGACTCCATGGAACTCTTGAACGCCTCGGAAGAGGAGAGGGTGCGCCTACTGATTCAATCTATTCAGCTTTCCGGCAAGAGTTGGTCGAGCATGAACAAGTTTGAGAGAATCGCCGTTGCTAATGCAGCAGGCGTCTCAGACATGACAGAAGCTAATAAACTTTTCGGACAGAGCCTTTCGGAATATGACAAAGCACAATCAAAAGTCGAGGACAACGCTGAGGCACAGAAGAAGCTAGAAGAACGTGCCGCTGCTGCAGCTAACATGCAGGACAAACTTACACGCATCATGGAGCAGTTCGCAGTAGCGGTTGCTCCGATTGTTGGTGCTATTCACTTCCTCTTGGACGGCTTCTTACAGTTGAATGATCTGATGGGCGGTTTTCTGGTTCCAGTCCTTATCACTTTGCTGGGAGTTATGGCAGCAATTCATTATAGATCACAGATGATGGCTATATTTGAATCTGGAAAGCTGGCTCTGACATTTATGCGAACCTTATTAACTAGCGGTCTCGCTGCAGCTACTGGAACTCTAGCCATTGCAACAGATGAAGCCGGCGACGAGTCTCTTGAAGCAGCCCCCAAGATGACTGCCTTGGCAGTTGGTCTTGTTGAAGTTTCTATTGCTGCTGCCCCTCTGATTCCTGCCATTGTTGCCCTAGGCTTCGCCATCGGCGGCTTGGCTTTGGCTATTGCTGCGCCGTTCCTTGCTATTGCGGTGCTCGTCTGGTCCCTTAAGGAACTGGTTATCGCGTTTATGGAAATGCCCGAGGCAATCGCGCCGGCACTGCTTGGCTTGATAGCATTTGGTGCTGCATCTATGGTCGCGCTCCCGATGTTGGCAATGGGTATCGCTATGTTCGTCGCCATCTTAGCGCCAGTTGCGCCAATGATGGCTCCCGTTGCCATGGGCTTGCTACAGTTGTCTGGCGCTGCTCTTGTCTTTGGTATCGCAGCTTGGTTCTTGGGGCAAGGGTTCAAGGCTCTTAAAGAGGGCATCGACGACTTCCCGATTATGATGATGATTGGTCTTGGTCTTGCTCTCATTCCCTTTGGCTACGCTCTGATGTATGCTGCTATACCATTCATCTTTGGTGCCGGCTTAGTGGGCATAGGTGCCCTGCTGTTGGGCTTCGGATTGCAAGCGTTGGCTAAAGGTATTGAAGGCTTCACTAAACGAGGAATGTTTGAGGCAATGCTTGGACTGACCTTCATGTTGGTTCTTTTCGGTTACGGATTGATGTATGCCGCTATTCCGTTCTTCCTTGGCGCCATGTTGATCGGCATTCCAGCACTGCTCTTGGGCTTTGGTCTGCAAATGCTGGCTAAAGGTATCGAAGGCTTCACCAAGCGCGGGATGTTTGAGGCAATGTTCAAGCTGACCTTTATGTTATATGTGTTTGGTATCGGCTTGATGTATGCCGCTGTTCCTTTCCTTTGGGGTGGCACCTTGGTCGGTGTCGCCGCGCTGATTTTAGGCGCAGGGTTACTGGTCCTAGCTAAAGGTATTAATGCGTTTAAGAAAATAGGGTTTGAGAACATGCTTGAACTCGGCGCCTCTTTGATAGCGTTTGGCTGGCTGCTCATCCCCGCCGGCATCGCTCTACTTATTGGTGGGTACTTTTTGATGTGGGGCGCGATTCCCGCAACGGCAGGCTTGCTCTTGCTTTGGATGGGGGTTAAGCCATGGATGTCCATGGACTTCGCGAAGCTGGCGACACTTGGAAAGACTCTAGATGCGATGACTGACGGCTTTTTGAGCACAGGCTTCTGGCTAATGTTCTCAGGTCCGATGCTCATGATCGGTGGCATGACCGCCGGTATCGGCTTGCTTTGGTTGGCAATGGGTGTGGCACCGTGGATGGCTATGGACTTTGAAGCTCTAAGTGGTCTGGGTGTTGCTCTCGCTGCGTTCGCTTTCGGCATCTATATCGCCGGCGGTCTGCTCATGCTGGCGGGCATGCCATTCTTTATTGGTGCCCTCCTGGTGGCTCCAGCCATGATGATCCTTGCGCTGCCACTCATGTTATTTGGTCGCGCCATCGGAGTCATGGCACCCTTCGTTGACAGGATGAAGCCCATGGCAGAGGGACTAATAGCCTTAGGAAGAGCGTTACCTACACTTGGCTGGGGCTTATGGAAGCTTGGTATATACGCGATGGTACCATGGTTTGACACTGGAATCAGACATCTCACAAAAGCATTGCACGCATTCGGCGCCGCAATGGGAACCCTCTCCACAGAAAAAGCAGTTGCCTTAGGGCAGATCTTTCAAGGACTTGCGGTCTTAACCGACATGGACTCTGTTGGGGATATCTTGTGGGACATGGCATGGGGTATTTGGGCTATTGGTCGCGCTCTTGATTCCATTCCGGAAACAAAAGCCTTGAGTTTCAACGTGACTGCAGACAGCTTAGCAAACCTTATTGATTCTTCGGTGCAGTTAACCCCAGAGGTCGTAGAAAACGTCGAGGGTATGGCAAAGGCTGCGAGAGAGTATGCTTCTGCTCAAAAAGCGATGAAGGATCCATCCAAGGACGCCTTTGTTGAGGCGCTTAGGCAAGTGATGGGCGAACAGCGCTCTTCCGGTGGCTCAAAAGAGAAGAAGGGGCAAGACATTGTTTTGGAGCTTGACGGCGATGAATTCGCAAGAGCCGTTAACGCCGCAATCGACAGCAAGCATGGTTTGAAGGGCTTCTAATAACGAAACTTCTTATAGAATGGACTAGTTATAGGGAAGATAAAGAATAGGGAGGACGTTGTATATGTCAATATATTCTGGACGATTTGGAGCTGATATAGATGGCACAGGTAAGCTTGCAATAGACAAGCTTATGGTGCTGGAATTCTTTCACGTTCCTAGCCAGAAATCAGTCGTGTTTAAGGCGATGGTTAACAGCTTCTCAGATCAGTATACGTCAGAATGGAACAGCGAGTCAGTGTATGGTCGTATGGATCCCATCTCTGCGTTCCAAGGCACTGCCCGACAGATTAGCGTCGAGTGGGACGTTGTTTCGGCAAGCATTGCAGAGGCAAAGCTAAACATGACAAAATGTGAAACGCTGATGTCTATGTTGTACCCGTCATACTCGAAAGGCGGAGGAGGAGACTCCCAGACTATTGCTTCGTCTCCCGTATTCAAGTTTAAGTTTGGAAACTTTGCTCACAACGTTGAGGCTGGACCGAACTCCGCTGCTTCTGACGCAAAGACCTCCGGGCTGATTGGTTACATCGGTGGATTTACTTTTGAGCCAGACTTTGAATCGGGCATCGTTGACGAAGACCCGGGAATATTTTATCCCTTGAAGCTCACTTTGTCGGCTGAGTTCACAGTCCTGCACACACACATGATGGGTTGGTCTGCTGAGAATGCCTCCGGTGGCGACCAAATGGGCTTCGGTCGCGGCGGCGGTGCAGGGAACTTCCCCTACAATGCGAGAGGTACAGCCGCCGGCGCTGGCGGTGGGACAACAGACCCTACATCAGAGCCGGCTCCCCCAGGCACACCGGGAGTAGACTTACCGCTGGAACCAACCGGCGGCTAACAAAAGGAGTTGAATAAAAAGATATGGCAAGATATGATAGCAGGCGAGTGATCACAAATTCTAGTCGCTTTTACGCAGAGATGCTGGAGAAGCGCGGTCTTCGTCGCATTCGTCAATACAATACACCCTATATGTCCTACCCTTCACCCGAACAAATCTCGGCGACCATTGATCGCGTGTCTCATTTGTGGAAGACAGGAGATCAGTACTGGAAACTCGCTCACCAATATTACGGAGAGTCAGAATTGTGGTGGGTTATTGCATGGTTTAATAAAAAGCCAACGGAATCTCATATTAAAATGGGAGATACGATCCATATCCCAATGCCTTTAAACTCTGTGCTAAAATACTTGAAAGGTTAATGTTGTATGGCAGATCCCGAAGTCCCAGAAACAGATCCCGCCGAAGCCGCCACTGAAGATGGTGGCGCTTCCGGAACGGATTCCGCTGATGCCGCTAGCGCAGATCCATCTGCAGCTACCGATGGCACTACTGCGGGCGAGGATGCTGCTGCTGCTGGAACAGACCCTGCCGATGCTACATCTGAGGCAGAGCCCGAGCAAGATAAACTAACCTTTGATCATCAATGTTTCCTAATAGATTATGTAGATATTCTTGCTGGACTAAATGAGCAGTGTCATTATAAGAATTTTCATGCTCTTGCTGCTAGCGCCGAGAATACCGTTCACGATGTATTGTCGGGTGTCTTGAAGCGGGATGGCATGGCGCCATTCACTCGGATCAAGCCATGGCAAAAGGCTGTATTGCAGCCACAAGTAAGACTGTGGAGAGTCACACCTGCAGCCGATGGCGGTGAATCTACCCGCCGGGAGTTCAAGTTCAAAGGTTTTACTGATGAGTCAAGGCTCTCAGACCTAACAACAGATGCCGGCGGTCGTGCAGGCGGCGCCGGTATAAAAGAATTTAAGTGGGAGTTCGCGGGTACAAACCCGGCAGAAGGTGAGAAAGTCATTGGTGTAAAAATGACAATGCACTTCCAGTCTATGAAAGATTTAGTGGGAGACTTTGATTCGATAGCCGCAGCGGGAGATAACTATGTCCCGGGCACTAACCCCAGCTTTTTAGAGTTAATCCTGCACCCGGAGGGTGGAAACAGGGGCAAGACTGGCGCCGAAGAATATGATCCAAGATATTATAGGGTCTTAGCCAACGTCGGTTGGGCAATCGATGAAGGTGTCCGGACCCACCTAGAAGATGCAAAGCTGATTAAGATACTAAAGAATATGAATCTGGAGATGTACCTTAATCTTATTCAACATGAGGTTAAAATCAAGGAGGACGGATCGTGCGACGTGACGGTGGAGTATGTTGGTGCAATGGAAGCCGCTCTGGAATCGAAGGCGGCAGATATTCTTTTTCCCGGCGGCGGCAGCGGAGATGCTACGGTGAGTGCCGGCTTCGCGGGCATTGGTGTTGATAGCCGAAATATAGAAGATGTCGAGGCGGAGCTAGAGGCGTTAGAGGGGCACATAGAAAATGTCGAAGACGCTCAAGCATGTGCTAGCGAACAAAATGCATCAGAAGGCGACATCGAAGATCTTGATGAAGAGGCGGAAGATGCCGGCGAGGAAGCAGAAGAACTACGGGAGATAATAGCAGAACTAAAAGACACTAACAGGGCTGCAGCATACGCCAGCTTCACAGACGCTCTTAGCGGCAAAATCCGACACTTAGATTTAGACAATGGCTTCCTCGAAGAATGGCAAGAGAACAAAGAGGGCAAGCGCCCAACGCTCTCCAGTGACAGCCAGTGGGGCGGGGTCGCGACTATCACAATCGGCGATCAAGGCTGGTTCAGTAACCCGGAAGCAGAAGCCGAAGATGCAGACCCGTCAGATGTAGACGATGATGACATTTATTTTTGTTTCCTAGGCGACATTGTTGAGCAGGCATGTTTGTCTTTCAATCCGGACAGCAAAGCAGCCGAACTTGAGAACATGGCTATCATCTTAGGACCGGCTCAGTTCACAGATCCCAGAACCAAAAAGCTTGTGCGGATTGCTTTGTGCGATATCCCCATTTCCTACACTCTGTTTCTGAAGTTCTGGAATGAAAAGGTTATTGAACCAGAGAAAGATAACTACCCAGTTAGAAGGTTTCTCATGGATGTCATGCAGTGCCTCATTAAGCCGGCTCTCCAGCCCAAGTGCTTCCCGAATGCTCCAAACCAGACAGGAGATGTGTCTCAAGCCGTCTTCACAGTCAAAGCGGCAACTGATGTTCTCACTCCTCACGGTACACGCCCAACGCCCGAAGCGATAATGGCAAAGATCGGGGAAGATGTTAACCCACAAGATCCGGGCTTTACATATGCACTCTATTACATGCAAACGGGCGATCCGGGCGGGCTAGTCGGTGACCAAGCCGCCGACGAGAAGCGAGGCATTAATCATTACTTTATTGGACAGGATAGCGGACTGATCAAGAGCATCAGTTTCGACAAGTCAGACATTCAGGGGCTCAAGGAAGCTAGACAGACAGAAGAAGGTGCCTTGTCCAACTTGCGTGAGCTTTATAACGCCAAGCTGAAGATGGTCGGGAACAACATTCATTTCCCGGGACAATATGTCTATGTGAATCCCCCATATGGCGTGGGCAACCCTTCTACACGAAACTCCATTGCGTTCCGTTTGGGATTGGGCGGATATTTTCAAGTTATCAAAGTCAACTCGGCGATAAAACGCGGTGGAGCGTACGATACTACGCTGGAATGTACTTGGGTTAGCAGCGGCGCAGGAGCGGCACCTACCGAAGAGCCAGATTGCTCTGAAGTGGACGTGGCACAAGTGGTTGAAGACTCTCAGGACAGTTTCTGGGGCGATGTGGGTGACGCCATAGAGGGCGCTCTGGGACTGGATGAAGAACTGCCTGATATAGCAGCCGGCGACATGGACGCTGAAGATCCGTGTCAGGGTGACGATAATGGCGCCAATGATCCATGGTGGAAAATTTGGTAAACCAATATTTATAAAGGGAGGAGATACGCATGTCAGATTCAGATGAGAAAACACTAGCGCTTATAAAGCGTTTAAATACGGGCGCCGTAAAGGTTATTGTTGATCCTCCGGGTCTTTACGAGGCAAAAGATCCACGCAAACGGAAGGGGATCAAACGGATCCCATATCGCAGTGGTCGCCAGCCTTCGCTACAAGATTTCATTCACGTTCCTGCCATTTCTATTGAGATGGCTCGCGCCCGTGGCGAGGACGCCAAATGGTGGGGTGCCACAGATGCAGACAAGGCATCTACTTTGTTTGCCCGCCGCATACACTGGGAATCATATGCTCCCAGATATACTTCCATCGGTGGATGGTCGCTGGGTATGATTGACTTCTGGTACGACAAAGCGATGTACGGGAAAGTGGATATTAACCAAAATGCCATCTACCTTTCAGAAGCGTATCTTACATCGCTCAACAAAGGAGATGGATCCATCATGGCGCCAGTATTTGTGGCGCATGCGTGGAGAGATTTCCAAAAGGAATGGACTCGCTTCTTTCGCATGAATATTAGGGCTAGCAACCAAAGAGGTCAGGGCACTGGACCGATGGTTGCTAATGTAGGTGTGTTCCGCCCCAGTACAGACGGCAAGCTCACGGTGAAAAGCGGTTGGACCAGTATACACCCGCAGTACCAAGCCAACATGGAAAGAATCTTTGAAGGGTTTCAGCAGTGGGTAAAATCAGAAGGTCGTCAACAGAAAATATTAAACTTTAAGGACTTTATGCAGTACATGCTGCGCTTCATAGATATTGCGGCTCCCATGGTACAGTTCACACGCTCTGGGTATATCATGAGTGGCGAATGTAATCGAGCGATCAGCGGATGGCAAATCGATTTGTATAAAGAGAATCCGAATGACGATGTAACGAAGAAGGAAAAGTATTTAAACGATCCGAACTTTGAATTATTTGTTGCCATGGCTCAAAAGTTTGGCTTCATGGTCGATTTCAACTGCCCTTGGAGACTGGTTGCTGATGTAATGTCAACTCCCATGCGCCGGTACATCCGTGACTGGGCAGTAGAAGGTAAAGATGTCAATGGCAAAGGGACAAACATTCCGGAGCTAGTACGCCGCCGCGACGGGTACCAGAAAATAGCAACAGGCACCCAGACTAGACGCGGACAGAGAGACGAGGCGTATAAACTGGCGCAAACATATGACGAATTGATCAAAAAATATCAAACTAAAAACCTTGACATCATGTTCCGGACATGCTATTATAGAGCAGACTCTACAGATTTAAAGGTCTTGATGAACTACTTTGTTAGCATGTGGAACTCGTTTGCTGGGTCATTCCCTTCGCAAGCCATCGCCGTCCACCGTTCCAGCGCCGAAGCATCCGGTGCAAACTCAGAGGTTGTGGTGCTCACTCACTATCGCAGCACCATCGCATTCGACGGCGCCGCATCAGCAGACACCAGCTACTACGCGACCATCAAAAGAGAAAACCATTCTATGCTAGCGGGTAAAACGATCAACCGCAAGAACGCCAACGCCAACAAGAAGCCTTCTTCTTACGACGTTTTCTCTAACATCTTCGGTACAGACTTCCCAGCCAAACTCTACTTGTTTGTGCGCGCTAGAGAGGCGGCAGTTGACTGGACTCAGAGGATCTTTGAACAAAATGTCAAAGATTTGGCAGATATTCAGAAAAACCTTGACGGGAACCAAGCATTAGATTATATTAATAACAAGACGGACAGACTGCCCTCCCCGGGTGGCAATCCGCCGTACAGAACAGTACAAAATAAAGCAAAGACGTTTAACCGATATGTAAACCGCGAAAGAAGCAATGCTGGTCGCGGACAATTCATGCTGTACATTTAACTCAGGCAAGCACTTGTTATTCCAGACACTAGACGACAAGAAAGAATGCGTAGGCATATATCTTGATGGCGAACTGATCCACGACCACCTACCCACAGGTCTATCACGCACATGGGACTATAGCACGTTCCTGCGGGACACCGAAGTGGAGTATGCCAAGTTTTACTGTGGCGGTCTGTCCTTGGACCAAGTGTGCCCGCCTCGTTTGAGGACACAGTGGGAGGCTGTAAGAGACAAGCTCCGCGCATATTTTCGGTCATTCGGCTTTGCCAAAGTATCGTTGGACGAGAACTGCTTTTTTGACTTGGTTCCACGCCAGTTTCTACTGGACTACTGCGAGGTTAAGAGCCGGATCACACAACATGTGTTCGACACCTACGAGAAGCCCGACAACTATGACTTTATCAAGCAGTTGGCTACAGCGCTTGATGATATTCGATACAATGAGCTAAGCATTAGCACAGAGGGCATCCGCCCAATCTATCACAAGGCAGCTACCAGAAAGTTTGTAAAGAACCTCCAGAAGTATACACCATATTGTCGTTATAATATATGGGGCACGAAGACCGGTCGGCTAACAAACAGCCCGGGCAGCTTCCCCATCTTGACACTCGACAAGCAGTATCGTTCTGTGCTCAAGCCAAGTAACGATTGGTTCTTGGAGTTGGATTATAATGCCGCAGAACTCCGCGTGGCTTTGGCACTAGCTGGTCAAGAGCAGCCAGTAGAGGACATTCATGAGTGGAACATTAAGAATATTTTTGGTGACGTAGATCGTCAGGAAGCGAAGCGTAGAATCTTTGCGTGGCTATACGGTAGGAAAAATGTCACTGGCACACTAACTAATAATGATGGGACTGTGGAAAAACTACTGGAAGAAACGTACCGAAGAGAGAGAATTATTGGCTCGCATTGGACCGGCACACATGTCAGGACACGATTCGGACGGACCATTCCTAGCGATCACCATCACTCTCTGTCTTATATTATTCAAAGTAGTTGCGTGGACGTTACCCTCCGGAGGCTTATTGAAATCAATGAGCGCCTTAGAGACTGCAGAAGCCAGATCGCTTTCACCCTTCACGACTCAATCGTTATCGACCTTGCCGCCTCCGAGCGAGGAATGATACCAGAACTTATTAACCTTTTCAGCCAGACCGAGCTGGGTGACTTCAAAGTTAACACAAAGGTCGGTCGCGACTTTGGGAACATGGTCGATTTAGTGCTCAAAACTAAATGCGCTTGATAACGCCGTTATGTCAAATTTTTTTCGGCGCTATAATTTCCAGATTTGCGGTTTAGTTAACTATTTATAAGGCAGAGGATATTTCATGAGTTATGATGAAAATAGCTGGCGCAGTTTTTTAACTGAAGCCGCAAAACCGGCTAAAAAGCCAAAAATGTACACAGAGCGGAAATTGCTCCGAGAACTGGATGAAGACGAGATCTCGGTTATCCAAGATGTCATCGATGGCTTCGAGCCGGACGAACTGGCGTTTAACGAACTGTTTGGAGGCAAAACGCGCCTTGTGCTCGATTTTCCGACAATGAATACTTCCAGCGACTTAGGAAAGTTTGTCGATGGGTTCCGCAAAGCGGGCTATGACGTAGATTGGGAAAAAGGTCTGATTTCGGGCGAAAGAGAGTTAAAGGATAGCAGTATCTCAGCTTCGGTCGCTGCGCTGGGCTTTCAGGATGCCGCAACGTTAGCGAACACCATCCCTAAAAAGAAGAAAGTCCAGATGAAGATCGGTAAGTTTTTCGGAAAGATTTATGAACTGGCTTCAAAGAGAGAAGCGCTCTCTCAAAAGGTCTTCGATCACTTAAATAGTATTGGCTATACTCAAGGCGGTTACGGAGCACTCGACAAGCCCGGTCAGCTTACAGGAAAGATGATTGCCGCAGCCCTCGATGAGCAGGAAGTGAAGAGGTACGACCAGTTATTCGATCAGCTTCAAATGTATCTTGGCGGACTCACGCTTAGCTCAGCAGACGCCAAGAAAATGCAAGTATACTGGCAGCAGAATGCCGATTACATTAAGAAGAACATCGGCAATCTAACCGAAAACAAATACAGCATTATCATTTCACGGGATCCTGTTGACATTATCCGCATGTCGGACTTCAATCGGATTACGTCATGCCACTCACCGCCATCTAGAGGTGGTGATACGTCTTATTTTAAATGTGCGGTCGCAGAGGCTCACGGTCATGGCGCTATTGCTTACGTGGTGGAAACTGCGGAGCTATTAGAGTCCACCGGGTCCGAGACTATCGAAGGCGCTGAAAAATATATTCACGAATATGATGGTGAGATATTTGCGGATGACATACGCGGTAGCCATGTCGGACTATCTATGGAGATGCTTCCCGTAGCCCGCGTCCGCTTACGTCAGGTTCGCGCATACGCTGATAGGTCTGCAGCCAAATACGGAAACGGACCACAGATTGCTGTACCAGAAAGCCGCGTCTATGGCTTGAGGATTCCCGGCTTCCGCGACAGAGTGCAAGCATGGGCTAAAGAAAACCAGTCAGGGGTTATTTCAACATTAAGTCCAGACGATGGCTGGCTGGTCAAGTACGGCGGATCCTACGAGGATAATAATATTAAAGAGCTTGTAAAAGACTTGACCGGTATCGAATATGAACTCATGGGACAGAACGAAGAAACAGAACAGTCGCTTCCGGACATGAGATTCATTCAAGGGCAAATGGCTAACGCCCAAGAAGAATGCGACGACACAGCCGCCGATTGGAATAACCGCTATCAAGCATGTCGAGTCCAAGCAGAAGTCACAGAAGACTATGATGAAAGCTTCTACATCGATGCAGCCGCCGAAATGAATATAGATTGGGAAATAGACGAATGGGATTCTCTACCACAGGACGGCAAAGCTGTCGGGTACTGGATGGCTGAGCTTCAAGACTATGAATGGAATTGGGCACAGGATAGCCACGGCACTCGCTTACTGAAGTACTCCAATGGCACCATCAGACTTACTATTGATATGGACAACGAAGGCATCATAGAGGAAGGAATAGTCTATGATCCTGATAGCTTTGAAGATTACTGTATTGAAGTAAATCGCATCGATGACATGTACGATGCCGTCAAAGGCGAGATCACTCGCATGGCTAAGCGCGACGGCTTTATGGAAGGCGGCACCATCAACGAGTGGGGTCAGGAGATCGAAAACGGAGATGCTGATTACTACGAATGGGACATGACTGCCAACGAAGAAGAGCCCATGACGTATACTGAGATTGATGGCTCACACACAGCATATCCTGCTATACCAGAAGGCATGAGCGTCCAAGACGCACGCACGATCTTGGAGAGCAGAGATTTTACTATTCCATTACGCAAAGCGCTGGTGGAGAAAGCATGGGCAGGTACACAGGTATCAGGTGATGATCGTCAATATCCAGACTTCAGAGTGTACACCGAAGAGATTCGCACGACAGACGAAGCCAACATCAGGCTTGTTCTGACCTTTTCCTGCTATGATCACAGCAGCGAAGCCCAAGTCAAGGCTATGAAGTGGACAATCGAGGAGTGGGAAGACGAAGAGGTGCTTGACGCAAAGATTCAGGCAATGTTCAGTCACATAGTTGGCGACGGTCTTACTGGTCGGGGAGACATGGACACTCCCCCTGCACAAACCACTAACGAGTCTATCGTTAAGAACTGGAAAAACTTTTTATATAGTTGAGGTGAAGAATGAATATCATCGGTTTAGGCGCTGCCGGCTGCAACATCGCAGACGGGTTTGCGCAGTATCCACAATACAATGTTTATAAGCTTGACGTTGGGCTGACAAAGGGCAAAGGCTGCTATCCTATTCCTGAGTCTGCCAATGTAGTGGGCTACGAGGGTGACCCGTTAAACCTTAAGACGTTCTTTAGAACACTAAAGAAAGACGACGAAGTGCTATTTATCGTCTGCGGCGCCGGAAAGGTTTCAGCGGCAACATTAAAGATCCTAGAACAAATCCAGAGATGCAAGATTAATATTCTTTATGTCAAGCCGGATCGCTCCCTTCTGAGCAAGGAGGCACTTCTGCATGAGCGCACAGCTTATTATGTGCTGCAGGAATATGCAAGGTCTGGCATCTTTGAGAAGATTTATCTGGTCGATAACAAAAAGATAGAAGAAGTGCTTGACAACGTGCCCGTTATAGGGTATTATAAACGTCTAAATGAGCTAATCGTTGACACGATACACATGACAAACGTTTTCCTGAATACAAAGACCGTCTACAACACACCAGCAACAGCGCTGACAACAGCCCGGGTTTCGACCTTCGGCGTGGTGGATATTGAAAAAAATGAAGAAAAGTTGTTCTTTCCCCTTGACACCATCAACGAAAGATGTTATATTTATGCTATCAACAAAGAGCAGCTTGAAACAGACGGCAAGCTATTTACATCTTTGCGCGAACGTAGCGCAAAAATGGTAGGTGATGAAACTATCGTTTCGGTACGGATTCACTCTACTGACTACACCAACAACTTTGGCTATCTAATAGCCAATACATCTGAGATACAACAGGAGATCTAATGCTGATGAAAGCATATAACGGCACATTTACTAAGAAGAACGGAGACTCGCGCACCATGCGATTTGTCCGTATGACCGACATTCCCGAGAAGTTTATCACTTCTCAGGTCAAGGGAACCGGTCGCAAGTCCACTCTCGCAGAGGGGATGGAACTGGTATGGGATTTGGACACGAACGCATTCCGCATGTTTAATTGGAAAACGGCAGACGGCGACGTGTCAGAGATCGAAGTGGATAGCCCCTTTGAAGAAAGTGAAGAAAGTTCTTGACTTTGACTTCAGAATAAGCTATACTGTATACAGCAAGATGAGAGATTTATCATCTTGACTATAACCAACAAAAGGAAAAATCAAAATGGCTATTGACCTTAGCAAAATGAGAGCGAAGCTGGATGCTCTCCAAAACAAAGATTCCGGCGATAACAAGTTCTGGCGTCCCAGCGACGGCGAGCAAGCAATCCGCATTGTTCCGACCGAAGATGGTGACCCCTTCCGCGAGTTCTTCTTCCACTATAACGTGGGGAATAACCGTGGGTTTTTGTGCCCCAAGCGCAACTACGGTGACGGGTGCCCTGTGTGTGAGTTTGCCTCCCAACTCTGGAAGGAAGGAGCGGCAAACGATGATGCAGAGGCAAAGAAGATGGCAAAAGGTCTCTTCGCTCGTCAGCGGTTTTTTAGTCCCGTACTCGTACGTGGCGAAGAAGATTCTGGTGTACGTGCATGGGGCTACGGCAAGATGGCTTACGAGTCCTTGCTTAGCCTTGTACTGAACCCAGAATATGGGGACATTACTGATGCGGAATCGGGTACCGATTTGAGTCTTACTTATGGTAAGCCTCCCGGTGCCACGTTCCCCCAGACGAAGCTGACGCCCCGTCGTCGTTCCTCGCCCCTATGCGATGAGGCTGTAGGAGGAGATGAGCGCTGCGCAGAACTTCTGGGCAACATTCCCGACTTCGACACGCTCTTTGAGCGCACGACTACCGCGCAAGTGGAAGCCATGCTCGATGAGTATCTGTCGGGAGATCAAAGTGCCGAGACTTCTTCCAGTGAAACTGAGAAGTACACGCCGTCAACCACTACGACTGATCCGGTTGACGCCGCCTTTGATGAGTTGATGGGCGCATAGTAATGTAACCATCCCACAGGGAGGCACAGGGTTATCAGGTGCCTCACCATTTTTCCGCTGGCAGACCGGTCAAAAGTCTGCCATTTTTCATTATACAGGAGACAAAATGAAGAACTTTATTTATGTTCTCCCTCTCGCGCTAATGTTCGCGTGTGGGGATAAGGACGAAGACACAGCCGCTGAAGATACAGCGGTTGAAGATACAGGCAGCGAGGCAGCAGAATAATATGGCTAATCTTTTTTCTTTCTCCGATAGGAGAGTTCAAGGTGTGATTGTGGCTATCGTTATTGGTGCCGTGGTTATTGGCTGGCAAGCCGTGACCGGCGATGATATCGTAACTACCGAAACAACGGCGGCGACCATCACCACTGGTGATACAACCACCAATGTAGCAAACACGCCTTCTACGGCTGTTACCCCCAATACGACTACTGAGGGGACAACGGTGACTGAAGATGGCGAGGTCGGTGCGGCTACGGGCGCATCCACCACTGGGACTACCACAGAGTAGTCAAAGCCGCTGGCAGACCGGTTAAAAGTCTGCCGCCATCCTTCTTCCAGAGTTTAAATGAAAACGCCTCTTCGTTATCCCGGCGGCAAATCGCGTGCAGTGAAGCACATCTTGCCGTACATTCCCGAAGACGTTTCGCGTCTGTGTTCGCCATTCTTTGGCGGCGGTTCGGTTGAGTTGGCGGTAGCGTCGAGAGGTACAGAGGTTATCGGCTATGACAAGCTGGTGCCTCTTGTTTGGTTTTGGCAAGCGCTGTGTGCGGATAACGAAAGGCTGGCTGATGAGGTCACCGCCCTACGCACGGAGTACGAGATTGAAGAGAAGGACATTACTAAACTTGTAGAAGGATGTTCCAAAGACGATTTTATTAAACTTCGTGAAGAACTGCGAGATCCATCATTCAAGTTTTCATACGAGAAGGCGGCAAAGTTCTACGCGATCAATCGCTCTAGCTTCTCAGGCGCTACCTTTTCTGGTGGCTGGTCTAAGAGAGCATCATACGCTCGCTTCACTCAGTCGTCTATCGACCGATTACGCAGGTTTAACGCCGAGAACTTCAGGGTAGACTACGCAGACTTTCAAACAAGCCTCCCATGGCATCCTAGAGCCTTCCTGTACCTTGACCCACCCTACATGCTGCCAGAAGACGCTGCGATGCTCTACGGGCAAGCAGGGGGGCTTCACGCGGGATTTGACCATATGGCGCTTTATAACTTGCTTTCCGACCGATCCGATTGGGTAATGTCATACAATGATTGTCCAGAGGTCCGTGATCTATACTCTAACCGCAAGTTTGTCACTGCTGAGTGGGCATACGGCATGAAGAACGTCGAGTGGGTCGATGGCAAATGTGTTGGCAAAAAAACAATGGGTTCCTCATCCGAACTACTAATTATAGGGTAATGACAATGAAACCTATTATGGAAGGCTGGCGCAGATTCTTAACAGAAGAGCAAGAGGCTGGTGAAATGTTAGATTTGGGAACAGGTGCAGACGATGAAGTTGCTATCTGTGATTCTGCCATTGGTTGCGATGATTTTGGCTCTCTGGCTCCAGAAGCCGAGTCACTTCAAGAGCAAATGTCTGGGCAGGATAGCGAGAGAAACTTAGTTGCTGCTGTTAATAGCGTTGTGAACGCGAACGGTGGTCAACCTGTTCCGATGACCATTGGCAGTTTGGGCGAGCAAATGGTTGTGGGCGCTAAACAAATGGGCGGCGGCAAGCCAGAGCCAAAGGCAGACATTAACCTTGTGCTAGCTGACGGCGGCGCTATCGGTCTAAGCATGAAGAAAGAAAACTTTGGATTTTTAGAAAATCGGATGGATGAAGCTAAATTTCGTGCAAAACTTGTCGAGGTCGGCTTGGAGGAAGATGCTCGTAACATTCTTGTAAACGACATGAAGGAGCAGTTGGCAAAGATCACAGCGGAACAAGCATCTGTGATCCAAGAAGAGAAGGACCAATTCCTTTCGATTGTGACTGCAGCAGACCCTTCGTACTCTTTCCCCTCCCCACTGGCTAAAGATGGAGCAGCACATCAAGCTTTGGCGGTGTCAGAAGCCTTTGGGAAGAACGGGCTACTGAAAAATTCTTTTAAAATAAAAAACATTTACCTTCATTTGTCTGATGTGTTGGGTGAGTCTTACCGCAGCTTTTTAACGCTTGTGTGTGCCGGCGCGGAAACGAATCCAGCGAGAGCAGATGCCGTGTTGATAGCTGATGTACCTCCCGGCATCACCGACCCTGCAGACCTTCAAAATATTCTAGCGAAAACTCAGTCGATTGATGAAGTCGTAGAATATTATATCACTGATCCTAATGTCAATATCAAGTTCCGCCTTCGCCCAATTACTAAAGTGCGTACGACATATTCAAATTCAAATCGGACCCATTATAAAGTCGGCGAAAGAATGTATGATGATCCAAGTCTGGGAGTTTCTTGGACTGTCTTTGCAGTTAGATAAAAAAACCTCTCGACAAACCAAACAATCTATGGTACTATAGTATCACAACTCAGGAGAATAAATTGAGAATGGCACGAAGTAAGAAATCCAATGGGGCTGGCAAGCTTTCCATTAAAGACATGCGCGATCTAATCAACAAGAAGGCTGGTCAGAACGTAGCCCACGACCTTAAGGAAGATAATCCAACGGAGGTGAAGGAATGGATCCGCACCGGCTCCCGCTGGCTTGACTCCATTACATGCCGTGGGCGATTGGCTGGCATTCCGGTTGGTAAGGTCACCGAGATTGCGGGACTAGAATCGACCGGTAAGAGCTACATGGCAGCACAGGTTGCAGCCAATGCTCAAGACATGGGTATTGACGTTATCTATTTTGATAGCGAGTCTGCTATTGACCCAACATTCCTTGAGCGCGCCGGCTGCGATCTTAATAACCTTTTGTATGTTCAGGCAACCTCTGTTGAGTTTGTTCTGGAGACTATTGAAGAGTTATTGGGATCGAACGACAACCGCATGCTATTCATCTGGGACTCGCTGGCTCTCACCCCGTCTGTATCAGATGTTGAGGGAGACTTCAATCCGCTGTCATCTATGGCAGTGAAGGCTCGCATTCTGGCTAAGGGTATGTCCAAGCTGACTGTCCCTATCGCCAACTCGCAGAGTACGTTTCTTGTTCTTAACCAGCTTAAGACCAATATCACTCGCTCGCCATCCGAGGCTATGACAACTCCGTACATGACTCCCGGCGGCAAGGCTATGATCTATGCGTACTCGCTACGCATCTGGCTAACCGGTCGCAAGGCAAAAGCGTCTTTCGTCACTGACGATAAGGGCTTCCGCATTGGCTCCGAGGTCAAGGTGAAGCTTGAAAAGTCTCGCTTCGGTACTCAGGGTCGCCAGTGTAACTTCCGTATTTTATGGGGTGACGCTATTGGTGTCCAAGACGAGGAAAGTTGGTTTGATGCAATCAACGGCTCGCCACGGCTAGCCCGTGCCGGCGCATGGTTCTCGTTGCTTGATGCAAGTGGCGAAGCTGTTGGACCCAAGTTCCAAGCCTCCAAGTGGACCGAGCGTCTACAGGAGCCTGAGTTCCGCAAGAACGTCATGGAGGTCATGGATGAAGAAGTCATCATGAAGTTCGATAAGCGCATCGGAGAGGCTGCAGATTTTTATGAAGAAAATGAAGAAAAGAGTGAATAAAACTTAGCCCTCATACGTCTAACATAGTGAACAACAAAGAAGGAAGGAGAAATAATATGAAATTCCTTATCACGCTCGCTGCGGTGGCTGCATTAGCAGTCCCGCAATCTGCCAACGCACACAACCAGCATTGTCCAAACGCCCGTGCTACTGCCGCAGTAGGTCATCCTACTGTGACTGTTGCATGGACGTGGGTTCCTGCTACCCGTGTGTTTCGGGCTCACTGGTCGCATCCGGTTCACGGTCGCGACTTTGGACCTAATCGACCTGCTGCTCGTACGCATAACAATGCGCGATGGGCGCCCGGTCATTGGGTAGGTTACGGTCGTAACCGACATTGGGTGTCCGGACGTTGGGTCCGCCGCGCCCCGGCACATCGCCGCCATCGCTGATTAGCGACATAATACGCCTTCGGGAAGGGTACTCTCTCTCCGAAGGCACCCTTATTTATTATTTTATGAAGCTGTCCGGACGACACAAGAGATATATGGTGCTAGCTGCTCGCATGGCAAATAGTTCCAGTAACGAAGACTATCGCCATGGCGCGCTCTTGTTGCGAGGCTCCAATATTATTGGACTTTCCACGAATAAGAACAGGCATGCTTCTTTCGGGAATCGCTTTCGCCAGCGAAACTGCGGTCATGCCACGCACCATGCAGAGCTAGGTTGCGTCTTGGGTCTGGACCGCAAGAAAACAATGGGCGCTACAATGTACGTCTGCCGCATCGGTAAGGGTGGAGAGCTTAGGCTTTCCAAACCTTGCGACATGTGTGCTGCAGTCCTTAGACATGTAGGCGTCAAGCGCGTATTTTACAGTATTGACAACAAGACGATGGGAGTCTATAAGCCATGAGCCAGCCAAGAGTATTAATCATTGACGCACTAAATATGTATTTTCGTGCATATATCGTAGACCCTAGCCTCTCCACCAACGGTCAGCCCATCGGTGGAGTAAAAGGGTTCCTTAAGATCCTTCAGAAGCTGGTGCGTGAAACCAAGCCAGATCATATCGTGATCGCATGGGATGGCGCTGGCGGCTCTCAAAAGCGTAAGGCGGTCAACAAAGGCTACAAAGAGGGTCGCAAGCCCATTCGCTTGAATCGTGATATTCGGACCCTCACCGAGAATGAAGAGTTGAAGAATAAGGTATGGCAGCAGACTCGCTTGATCGAGTACCTGAACGAAATGCCTATCTCACAGACCATGCTTCCGGCAGTAGAAGCCGACGATGTTATTGCGTTTGTCTCTAGGCTTTCCAGTTTCGCCGACTGGCAGAAGGTTATCGTTTCTAGCGACAAAGACTTTTTTCAGCTATGTGATGACAATACCGTAGTACTTCGTCCGATTCAGAAGCAGGTCATGAACACGAAGCGGTTGGTCGAAGAGTACAGCATTCACCCGAACAACATGGCGCTAGCCCGGGCTATTGCTGGCGACACGTCAGACAATCTCCCCGGCATTAATGGCGTTGGTCTTGGTACAATCAAGAAGCGTTTTCCTTTCTTTGCGGATGAGGAGTTCTGTACGATTGATCGACTGATGGATTTCTGCGATGAGGCTGAGTCAAACCTCAAGGCGTTCAGTTCAATACTGGAGGGACGCGCCGTGGTGGAGCAGAACTATAAGCTTATGCAGTTGTATGCGCCATCGCTATCCCCGCAGGGCAAGTCCAAGGTTCGGTTTGCTATCGAAGACGCAGAACAACTTTTTAATAAAACTGGCGTTCAAGGCATGATGATCGAAGATGGTTTCGGCACATTTGATTGGTCGTCATTATTTCAGTGTATGAGACGAATAGTGGTTGACAATAAGTGACAAATGAGTTATGATCTCTACCATGGGAAAAGAAATGTCAGATCAGCCTAGTTTCAGCAAATTCGGAAAAGGTTTTCAAGAAGGGCTATGTCAACTTGTCTTGGAGGATCGTCCGTTCGCGGATCAGATCGCTGAGGTGCTGGACATTAACTTTTTAGAACTATCATACCTTCGCGCTTTCGTCAAGCAGGTATTTGGGTACCGCGAGAAGTACAACGTACACCCAACGCAGAAGATCATGATGACTGTCTTGCGCTCTGAACTGGAGAATGAGACAGAAACCGACAAGCAGCAGGTCCGCGCCTACTTTGCTCGTATTTGCAATTCTGAGGTTGAGGGTCGCGGATATATTAAAGAAGTGTCGTTAGACTTCTGCCGAAAGCAGAAGCTTAAAGAAGCAATGATGGAGTCTGTGAAGTTGCTTCAGAGTTCTTCATTCGACGAGATTAGCTCAGTAATCAATACTGCCCTCAAGCTGGGCAGTGACAACAACTTTGGTCATGATTACATAAAAGATTTTGAAGCCCGCTTCCAGCTTAAGACTCGCAATGCGATCTCGATGGGTTGGAGCGAAATGGATGATCTTTGCAAGGGTGGTCTAGGCTCTGGTGAACTAGGGGTTGTTATTGCCCCGACTGGCGCTGGTAAATCAATGGTACTCACCCACTTGGGAGCGCAAGCGATCAAAAATGGCAAAACGGTCGTTCACTACACCCTAGAGCTGTCTGAAGCTTCTATTGGAAACCGCTACGACTCTTGCCTAACCGGTATACCGCTAAATGATTTGTTTCAATTGAAAGAATTAGTGTATGAAGCGGTCCAAGAGATCGAAGGCAGACTAATTATTAAAGAGTATCCGACAAAATCTGCTAGCACGCGCACGCTATCAACTCACTTAGAGAAGCTGCGCAAGCGAGACATCAAGCCGGATATTATTATAGTTGACTACGGAGATCTTTTGCGACCAGTTACATATCAGAAAGAGAAAAGAAATGAACTGGAATCTATCTATGAAGAGCTACGTGGAATCGCACAAGAAAACAAGTGTCCTGTGTGGACCGCATCTCAAACAAACAGGTCGGGATTGAATGCAGAGGTTATTACAATGGAGTCGATCAGCGAAGCTTTCAATAAGTGCTTTGTGGCAGACTTTATTTTCTCTGTATCGCGAACCGTTGATGACAAAAACAACAACACAGGGCGAATTTTCGTCGCTAAAAATCGAAATGGACCAGATGGACTCGTCTATCCAATATTTATGGACCCGGGGTCTGTAAAGATTAAGGTTCTAGAGCCAACTGGTGAAACGCCGGGAGAAATTATAGAGAACTCTGCTAAGAAACAAGCAGAGAACTTGAAAGAAAAATACAAGAATTATAAAGAAAAAAACAGGAGTAAAAGTAACAATGTATGAACAACAGGAACGCGACCCTTCGGTGCGTCGATTTAGATTATCAGAGTCATTTCTTGACAACTATCGTGATCGGCAGGTACCATGGGGTCCACTAGGATATGTGACCTTCAAGCGAACGTACTCGCGAAGGCTAGAGGAGCATGACCCTGCAGCAGCAGGCACAGAGGAGTGGCATCAGACCTGCCGCCGCGTTATCGAAGGAATGTTCGACATTCAGAAGCAACACGTTGCCCGACTAGGGCTTGAGTGGAACGACGCAAAGGCACAGCGTACAGCAAAGGATGCCTATGATCGCCTCTTTACTCTGAAATGGTCGCCACCCGGGCGCGGTCTGTGGATGATGGGCACCAAGTTCGTACAAGAGCGTACCGGCGCCGGCTTGTTCAACTGCGCTTTCCGCTCTACAAAGGACTTGAGCAGCAAGGGCGGATATCTTTTTGCTTGGATTATGGATGCGCTGATGGTGGGCATCGGCGTCGGCTTCGACACGAAGGGCGCCGGCACAGCAGTGATCCGCGATCCAAAGTGGGTTGATGATGTTCATGTTATCGATGACAGCCGCGAAGGTTGGGTCCACTCTGTCCGCATGCTGCTTGATGGCTACTACTTCGGCAGCGATGTGCCCCGATTTGATTATAGTGCCATCCGACCCATGGGCGCCCAAATCAAAGGCTTCGGCGGAACCTCCGCAGGGCATGAACCCCTGCTGCTTCTACATAATAACCTTAAGGAGTTGTATGATACTCGCATTGGCGAAGCTGCATCTTCTGTGGATATTGTAGACACAGAGAATCTTATTGGTAAGTGTGTTGTCGCTGGCAATGTGCGTCGATCTGCCGCGCTCGCTTTGGGAGCACACGATGATAAGGAATACTTGTCCATGAAGAACGATCAGGAGAAGCTTTATTCTCATCGCTGGGGCTCTAACAACTCCTTTGAGGCTGTAGTTGGCATGGACTATTCTTGGCATGCAGCACAGAGCCAGAAGAACGGAGAGCCGGGATACATCTGGCTGAACAACGCACGTACACGCGGCAGGTTTAAGGACGATCCGCGTGATGATGATCGTCATGTTATGGGGTTCAACCCTTGCGTAGAACAACAGCTTGAGGACGCCGAGCTTTGCTGCTTGGTTGAGACATACCCAGCTAAGCACGAAAACTATGATGATTATCTAAAAACATTAAAGATCGCATACCTCTACGGTAAGACCGTCACGCTGGTCAACACACATTGGCCAGAGACAAATGCAATCATGCTTAAGAACCGCCGGATTGGATTGTCACAGTCTGGTGTGGTACAGGCGTTCTCCAAGCATGGACGCCGCGAGATTTATGAATGGTGCGACAAGGCTTATGATCGTGTGCAGGACTTGGACGAAGAATATTCAAACTGGCTTTGTATTCCGCGCTCTGTACGCATGACGAGTATCAAGCCAAGCGGCACGGTTTCTCTTCTTAATGGCAGCACCCCGGGGATTCACTTCCCTGAGTCAGAGTACTACATTCGCAGGATTCGTTTTTCTAACACTTCAGATCTGCTTGAGCCATTGAGTAAGGCGGGTTACAAAATGGAGCCTGACGCCTACTCACCGAACACTACAGTTGTGGAGTTTCCGGTCCAAGAGCCATACTTTGAAAAGAGTAAGAAGGACGTATCGATGTGGGAGCAGCTTGAGATTGCAGCACAATATCAACACTTCTGGGCAGATAACTCTGTTTCCGTAACAGTAACCTTTCAGCCGCACGAAGCCGATGGCTTAAAGAGCGCGCTTGAAATGTACGAGACGAGATTAAAGGCTGTGTCTTTCCTCGCTTATAAGGAGACTGGATACAAGCAAGCTCCCTACGAGGCAATCACCGAGAGTGAATATAAAAAAATGAACAGTAAGATTACGCCGCTTAAGCGTATCGAAACCGAAACTGCTGGTGCAGGAAGTAAATTCTGTACCAACGACACATGCACCATTTAGGAGGAAGCATGAAACTCACCCCAAAGAACCGATACATTCAGATTGAAGAGTTGGGCGCCACAGCAGAAAAAGAGCAGCGATTTGTGCTACCTGACGATTACAAAGCGCCAGCGAAAGAGTACGATTATTATCGTGTGTTGGCGCAGGCAGCAGACTGCAGCCTAACTCTCAGGACAGGTGACACGATTGCGGTTGAAAGACATATGGTTAAGAGTCTAGATTTCCATGAACAGAAGTACCTTCTGATATTGGAGAACTATGTTCTTGCTTCGCTCATGGATGGATGAAAGAACACACGTACCAATGGAATGACGTAATCATAGGCTATAGCTTGAGCGCCTTGATCTACGCTTTCTATACAGGGCACCCTGTCATTGGGTATGGTGATTCTGCACCTAAAACAATTGATGACTTTGACAAAGAAATAGATTATTCAGTGTATGGATTCGGTAAGAACAAGACTAAGAAGCAGATAGAACTGTGGAACCATCTGTACATGCTACTCTCGATGGGTGGTCAGATCCCATTCGCAGACAATGTACAGGCTGTTCGCATAGGCAAAGAAAACATGCTGACAATCACAAGCAGCAATCGCTCCAGAATGACGAAAGTTAAATATGGGAGCTTGTGGATATTTAATGATTTTGGGGTCGATGGCATGCCTCCTATAACAAAAGCCTGCGAGACTTACAGGATCGTGGATTGGTTCAATGTTCGTTCCGGCATGAAACATAAAGAGACACATATCATCACGCCCTCTCAGGACTTTGTTCGTGAAATCATTTTTTACCCTTCTGAGCGCTTAGACGGTGACCATCTTGATATGAAAGATTTGTGTGCTATTTCGTATTTAGACGAGGATCAGGTAGATGTGTTTGAACATTCTCCCACTTATGCTAGGTTTGCGATTGTTGCCGCCATGAGTGAAATGGGCATTCGCGGTACTAAGAATGGCATCTGTCCCAAGACGGGTAAGCAAAAACATTATGCTTTGAAGATTGAGTTCGACCGCCGTGAAAAAGATAGGATTGCTATGCATGGATACGGACCCGAACCGGACATCACTTATCACGATGTCAGCCCACCCGAAATGTTGACCGAGTTGCTACATGAGGGTTATGATAAGCCAGCCAACCCATACATACCTAAAGTTTTATTGAACTCATGATTGAATCTGGTACTGGAAATAGCCAGTCGTTTCACCTTGCCGGCATCATCCCGATTGCAGGACAGGCATCAAACATTAACCTTGGGCTGCCGAATTGTATGGTCCCGGTGGCAGAAAACTATACAGCATTGGAACTTGCTGTAGTGCAGTGTGCATACGCAGGCTGTGAAACGATCTGGATTGTGTGCAACGATGACGTGGCACCCATTATTAAACATCGACTGGGAGACTGTGTTGAAGATCCTGTGTGGGTCAACCGGACACAAGATCCTTTTCCGAGCGAAAGCAAACAGCCGATTCCAATCTTCTATGTGCCTATCCACCCAAACGACAGAGACAAGAGAGACTGTCAGGGCTGGAGCGTACTCCATGGAGCGCTCTCTGCATATCACATTTCAAATCAGATGAGCAAGTGGATTATTCCTGATCGATATTTTGTTGCATTTTCTACTGGCATTTATGACCCGACTGTGTTAAGATCATATCGTAGAGAGATCTCATCAAACAAAGGGTTCTACTTAACCACTAATGGCGAAACGATTCGTGAAGGACACCCACTCAGCTTTACTTTTGACGCCGAAGACTTCAAACGTTTTCGACGCGAGGTCAGGCGCAAAGGAACGGGCGGCTGGTATGCCCCCAAAGAAAACGAGAAATACCCCAGTAAAAAGCTGCCACTTGAAAAAAGATACTCTGCACGACACTTTTCACTTGACATTGTGTTCAAATCTGCTATAATAGAGGGAGCTAATAAAGTCGAAGCACCGTGGTTTCATTCTATAAAGGACTGGCAACACTACCGTAAGTTTTTAGCCTCGCCAGAGGCTACAAATGTCGAGCGTCCGGATAATCTTTTACCGGTTTCGACACTCAAACCAATTGGCATGGATATCAAACAAGGAGAATAAAATGCCCTCACCCAAAACCTCACCAAAGACTTCGCTATCCGCGAAGAACACAACCCTAGAAGCAACAGTCACAGCGCTTAGCGAGAAGATTAATCATCTGCATCGGCGCCTTGGCGGTCTTCGTTATCACGTTATTCAGGAGAGTGCCAATGGCAACGATCTTGGACCTACTGATTTCGTTCGTCTCGTTGACAACATCATCGACGAGGCGTAAGCATAAATGACAACTCGCGTTTCATCTAAGATCCCTTTCGTAAACCTACACGCTCACAGCGTGGCTGGCTCTATTTTCGATGCTATCGGATATCCACAGGAGCATATGGACTTTGCATACCAGAATGGTTGTGATGCTCTAGCTCTCACGGATCATGGTAATATGAATGGGCTAGCCCATCAGGTTCTGCATGCTAAGAAGATGCAGGCAGAAGGTAAAGACTTCAAGCCTGTATTCGGTGTCGAGGCTTACTTCATTCCGTCTATTTCGGAGTGGAGGACTGATTATGATGAAGCGCGAGCGAAGGTCAAGAACAAAAAGGAAGAGTCCCAATCTGGTACGACTATCGAGGACGAGGATGCGAGCAAAAAGACTGTGAAGGATGTCCTTCGCCTGCGCGCACACCTCGTCCTCGTTGTCCAGAATCAGACCGGACTTAATAACCTTTTCAAACTCATTTCGGAAAGCTACAAGAGTGAAAACTTTTATCGTTATCCCCGAATGGATTATGCTTTGCTTGAAAAGTATTCGGAAGGCATCATTGCATCTTCTGCATGCTTGGGCGGAGTTTATGCACAGGATTTCTGGCATAGCTGGGAGACTGACGATGAAGGCAGTCGCTCCTTTGACAGAGAACAGTGCCTAGAGCGTATGCGGACGACTACTCGTCGAATGCAATCGATCTTTGGCGACCGATGGTATGGTGAACTGCAGTGGAACAATGTTCCCGAGCAGCACACACTGAACCAGTGTATCATTGAAATGCACAATGAGTTTGGCGTTGACTTAGTTTCAACAGCGGACAGTCATTACCCCAATCCTACTGCGTGGAAGGATCGCGAACTTTATAAGCGCCTAGGCTGGCTTGGAAAGAGCAAGCCTGCATACGAGAGCAGCGAACTCCCGATTGACGTTGAAGAGATTGGATACGAGTTGTATCCCAAGAACGGCGATCAGATGTGGGAGAGTTACGAGAAGTATGCAGCGGACTATGAGTACGATGATGACGTGGTACTCAAGTCGATCACAACTGGGTATAAGATTGCTCACGACCGCATTGAAAGTTTTTTTCCGGACAACACTGTACGACTTCCTGACTTCGTGGTTCCCGCTGGACTGACCGCTACTGATGCACTGGTCAAGCTAAGCTTTGAGGGTCTGAAGTCTCTCGGCTATCATGAGGATGACGAATACATTGAACGCCTCACCCGTGAGCTATCCGTCATCGATGACCGAGGTTTTAGCAAGTACTTTCTGACCATGAAGGCTATCGCCGACAAAGCATCCGCAAAGATGCTAACCGGTCCCGGTCGCGGCTCTGCTGCCGGCTCGCTTGTGGCATATGCCTTGGGTATCACTCAGATTGATCCCATCAAGTATGGGCTTCTGTTCTCTCGCTTCTTACGCTCTGATGCCACTGACTATCCGGATATTGATTACGATGTATCGGACCCGATGGCACTCAAGGAAGAGTTGATCGAAGAGTGGGGTGAAGATACTGTTGCTCCCATCTCCAACTGGAACACGTTGCAGCTACGCTCATTGATCAAGGATATTTCAAAGTTCTATGGGATTGAGTTCACAGAGGTTAACGCAGTTACCGGCGCCATGCTCTATGAGGCAACTGGACCGGCGAAGCAGCGACATGGTATCAAAGCTGGGGTGTACACTCCTACCTTTGAAGAGGTCATGGAGTTCAGCGGCTCGCTACAAAAGTTCCTAAATCAGTACCCGCACGTCAAGACACACGTTGAGGCTCTGTATGGTCAGGTTCGTTCCTGTTCACGGCATGCAGGCGGCGTGGTGGTTGCTGAAAACCTTGACCAGTATATGCCGCTGATCAACTCCGGCGGCGTTCGACAGACGCCATGGGCAGAGGGGCAGAACGTTCGGCATTTGGAACCAATGGGCTTCATTAAGTTCGATATTCTTGGTCTGTCCACACTCCGAATGATCGAGGGCGCCATTCGTCATATCTTGCAGCGCCACCATGATACGGAGCACCCGACCTTCGATGAGATTCGGAGCTTCTATAATACTAACCTTCACCCGGATAAGATGGACTTCGATGATCAGAATGTTTATACGAATATCTTTCACGCCGGCAAGTGGGGTGGAGTGTTCCAGTTTACTGAGAACGGCGCGCAAGACTTCTGTGTTCGTGCCAAGCCGTCAAGTATCATTGACATCTCAGCCATCACGTCAATCTTCCGTCCCGGTCCATTGAGCGCCGGCGTAGATAAGGATTACGTTGAGGCTAAGCAGGCACCACAGTATGTCAAGTACCTGCATCCAATCGTGGAAGAGATTACTCAGGAGACTTATGGCTTCCTGATCTTCCAAGAGCAGATCGCACTACTGGCTCACAAGTTGGGCAAGGACTTGACCCTTGATGAAGGTAACTTGCTTCGCAAGCTACTTACTAAGAAGGGAACAGGTAAACATGATAAGAAAGCGCTTATTCATAAAAAGTTTGTTGAAGGTTGTCAGGAGAAGGGCATCAAGCTCGCAGACGCTGAAGGACTGTGGGATACTTTTGAGTACTTTTCTGGTTATGGCTTCAATAAGTCGCATGCAATATCGTACTCGGTCCTCTCGTTCCAATGCGCGTGGCTGATGAATTATTATCCTTCTGAGTGGATGGCATCCTTCTTGGATAAGGAGCCGGAATCTCGCAAGGAGAAGGCAATCAACATTGCCAAGAACTTTGGGTTTGAGATTGCTCCACTGGACATTAACAAGTCTGGTAACGTCTGGGAGATCAGCGATGATGGTAAGACGCTTATTCAGCCTCTGACTTCGGTTAAGGGCTTGGGTGATGCTGCTATTGCACAGGTGATTGCCAATCGTCCGTTCAGTGAGATTGAAGACTTCCTGTTCAATGAGAACATCACGTACTCAAAGCTGAACAAGAAGGCACTCGATGTTCTTATTCGTTGTCAGGCTCTGAACAGTCTCATGGATGACCGCTTCTCTGGGCTCAAGCACTTCTGGTCGGCAGTTGCTGTTGACCGTCCGAAGAACAAGAAGCGCTTCGCAGATAATATCGAGACATACGCTCCCGAAGGAAACTTCAGCGAAGAGGAGTTGATTCAGTATAAGGTTGACTTGACTGGCGTGTTCCCATTCGACTTGGTTCTTGACGAGAACGTTCGCCGGCGGCTGGAGGAGAGGTTTGTGCCGCCACTCGGTGAGTTCGACCCCGCCCTGCAGGTGGCATGGTTCGTGCCACGCAAGATTGTTCCGCGCAAGACTAAGCACGGCAAGGTATATTGGATCGTAGAAGTGATCGACTCCACTAGCAAGACTACTAAGATCAAGTGCTGGGGCGTCAAGCCCGAGCGCGGAGACAACGTACAAATCAATCGTCCATACATGGCACGCCTTGAATACGATCCTAAGTGGGGCTTTAGTACCCGCTCAATCCACCATAACTTTAAACTATTGGGATAAACAATGAAGCACATTATTAACGCTAGTCCTCTGTTGAAGGACTACGACTTGAGAGATGACTTCCCGGTTGTCATCAGGGTTCGGAACTTCAACGAGGTTACAGCAAAAGACTTCTCCGAGAAAATGGCGAAGGCACACAACACTGGTCAGCCTGTGGTTCCTGTTATTATCGATTCTTATGGCGGGCAGGTATACAGCCTCCTCTCTATGATTTCAGATATCCAGAACTCTGTACTACCAGTAGCTACCATTGTTCAGGGGAAGGCTATGTCCTGCGGCGCCATCCTCATGAGCTTTGGAAACAAGGGCATGCGGTACATGGACCCTCACGCCACCGTTATGATTCATGACATATCAACTGGCGCATGGGGGAAGGTCGAAGAGATCAAGGCAGATGCTAAGGAATGTGAGAGGCTACAGAAGAAGGTTTATTACATGATGGCTGCAAATTGCGGCAAAAGTAAAACCTATTTTTTGAAAATGATTCACGATAAGGGTCACGCCGACTGGTATTTGGACGCAGACGAGTGTTTAGAGCACGGTCTAGCTACCAGCATTGGCATGCCAAAGTTTAACGTTGATATCAACGTAGATATCAAATTTGAATAAAACCAACTAGTTAGAGCATGGATACAGCTATCATAATAGTCCTAAGTTCATTTTTTGTAGTCTTTTCTATCTTTTTCTTGGCGACTCTGCTTCTGGCACGCCAACGCAATAAGCGTACAGAACGATTAATGCATGAAATGATGGAAGAATACGAACAAGCGTATCTGCGTTGTCCAGATGATTTTCTACGCGACAACATAATCGAGTTTCAAAACTATAGATCCCGAAACTTTGATAAAAATGATCAGAAATAGGTTGACAGCAGCGCTATAAACTGCTATTATATACATATAACTCATTGACTACAAGGAGAAATAATGAGTACCGAAGCCAAGTCCGTCTTGTCTAAGCAAGAAGCCCGCCGCCAGCGTTATATCGTAGAATATATTCGCTCTCTTAAAGAGATCGAGGATGCGATGGAACCATACAAGGAACACCGCCGTGACCTCCGAAACGATTACAAGCGCCAAGGGTGGCTCACCCGTGATGAAATGAGCGTTGCTGTAAAGGCATACCGTTTGATGAAGGGGGAAGTCGATCTTGACGAGCTTTATGAAACTTACAGTGTTCTTTCCACTGCTGCAAACCCTGATATTGGGAGCGAATAATGATGATCGAATGGTGCCGTACACACTTTAACGTACACCCGCCTTCTCGGGCAAACCCAAGCGATGCGGGACTGGATGTTCATTTCAGTCCTGCTGACAACACGGCTATCACTATTGCCCCGGGTACTAGCGCCGTCCTGCCCACAGGGATCAGGTTTGGAATCCCACACGGCTATATGCTGGAAGTGAAGAACCGCTCTGGCATGGCTGCAAAGCGCAGTCTTATCGTGGGAGCGTGTGTCATTGATTCGGGTTATGACGGAGAGGTATTTATTAACCTTCATAACGTTGGAACTAAAACACAAGTTATTGATGCACATGCAAAGATTGCTCAAGTTGTTATGACGCCGGTTGTACACTTCCGCGCCATGGAGAGGCAAGGTGACAATGATTTATATGGTTGGTATCCAATAACAATTAGCGACCGTGGTGACGGCGCACTAGGAAGTACCGGTGAATAGGAAGCAAAGGCGCCAAATGGCTACGATGAGTGAGTTATATGAAGCCATTGAGCACTATTATCACACTATTTACTCATATGAGGGCAACCAGCGCGATGTCAAGAAAGCAGACAGGCACATGGATGGCTTCACCGATGCGTTGATTCGTGCGGTTCCTTCGCCCTTCGTTGTTGAACAAAAGCATCGCGCCACAATTCGCGGCGCATTTTTGAACAAGCGTTGGGATCTAGCATACGGCACGGGCGCCACTTTTAGCAATGCGATAGAACTCAAGAGTATTGTCATGTCAAAGATGGGCAAATGCTTTTCTAACCGCGTTGAAGAAGCCATCGGAGTTGCTACGGATCTTCGCCACGTTAACAAGGACATTAACCTCGGCTATCTCCTTGTAGTAGAGGATGACTTCGACGGCACCGACGTTGCTCGGGAAAAGAAGCTAACCAAGATTTCCAAATTTTGCGAATACCTTGAAAAAGATCTGAAACTCTACAACAACGTGTGTTGTATCGTTTTTAACTCAGATAAAAACTATTATTGTGCTTACTCAAGCTTTGAAGAATTTGTTTCAAAGTGGGCAAAGCACGAAAGGACATGAAGTGAACACAGCAACACAACAAACATTATTTTCATCCAAGACAGGCGAGTGGGCAACCCCACAGGACTTCTTTGATAAGCTGAACTGGCGCTTTGGTCCGTTCGATCTCGACCCATGCGCGACAATCCACAATACTAAGTGCGCCAACTTCTACACAGAAGCAGAGAATGGACTTGTCAAGGATTGGGGAGGGCACATTGTTTTTATCAATCCTCCATATGGTCGAGGGATCGACCAGTGGATCGCTAAGGCATATGCTGAATCCCAGAAGCAGCACACCCGTGTTGTCATGCTGATTCCGGCTCGTACTGATACACGGTATTGGCACGACTATGTGATGAAGGCGAAAGAGATTCATTTTGTGAAGGGCAGGCTCAAGTTTGGTGACGCCACCAACGCCGCCCCTTTCCCTTCGGCAGTCGTGGTGTTTGAGAATACAAATCGCGATGCTTGGGGCAACCCAAGCGCCTTTACCATGGAGAAGGCGTGAACCGTAAGCAGCGACGAGGCATGGCTGCAGCAGAGCGCAAGGGTGGTAGCCCCGATCTCGCAGAAAAGATGGAGTTTTATACTAAACTCCCAGAGGCATGCCTAATGTGCGAAGCCGAGTTCGACAAGCAGAATCGCGAGATGCTGGCATCGTGGAACATAGTAGTCAGGGAGCAGAAGAAGATCATTCGCCTGTATTGTCCTGACTGTTGGTCGGCAGCACAACGACTGGTTGAGAAGTATGAAAAGGGAGAACTATAATGAAAACCATGGTAAGCCTCAGCTACGATGATGTTTTGCTGGTACCTCAGTACTCTGATATCCGTAGCAGGAAAGAGATTGACATCGGCACCATGCTGGGTTCTTTTAGACTGGATTTGCCAGTCATTTCGTCTCCCATGGATACGGTTACTGAAGCATTGATGGCTTCCCACATGGGCTTAGCCGGCGGCTTGGGAGTTATCCACCGCTATTGTTCGATTGACAGACAAGCCAAGCTTATCAGGCAGCAGAAGCATGGAACTAAAGCAGCAGCCATCGGCGTCACCGGCGATTTCCACGACAGAGCAAGGTCAGTGGTAGCCATGGGCGCAGAAATCTTATGTATTGATGTTGCTCACGGTCACCACTCCTTGATGGAGGCAGCTATAAAGCAGCTAAAAGATACGTTTGGTGATACTGTACATATTATGGCGGGTAACGTGGCTACACTTGAGGGCTTTAACGCGCTAGCCGAGTGGGGTGCAAACTCCATCAGATGCAACATTGGTGGTGGCTCGATTTGTTCTACTAGAATTCAAACTGGTCATGGTGTGCCCGGGCTGCAGACCATCATGGACTGCGCTAAGACTGGCATGGACGCCGCGATCATTGCAGACGGAGGAATTCGTAACAGTGGTGACGCTGTTAAGGCACTGGCTGCAGGCGCCGATGCTGTGATGTTGGGCTCTATGCTAGCCGGCACCCGAGAGTCATGTGGCACCGAGGTCGTACACATCGATGGCGTAGCACACAAGACTTATCGAGGCATGGCATCGGAAGAAGCACAGCAGGATTGGCGCGGCAGCGCATCGTCACTGGAGGGCGTGTCAGCTACCATTCCGATGAAAGGCTCAGTGGACGACGTGCTTGGCGAACTAGACAACGGAATCAGAAGCGGGCTTTCTTATTCAGGCGCCCGCACCCTTGCGGAACTTCAGGCACGGGCTAAGTTCACACGACAAACGGCTGCTGGTATATCTGAGTCGGGCACTCATATCCTAGGGCTAAGCAATGTCAGATGAATTTTATAACAAGCGAGTGGTTTTCAGAGAGAACGACAAGGTTCATGCTGATTTGCGCATCCGACTACACTATGATGGAATCAGTCAGTCAGATTTCTTTCGTGGCTGTATTGATGCTTATGTAAACCAGTCGCCAGAATTTATGCAGTTTTTGGGAACATTAAAGTCTGAGAAGAGCAAGCACAGCAAGCTGAAGAATGCAAAGTCTAAGAAGCTGAGCGCTCAAGGCAAGAAACTTACAGAGCATTTCGCTCTCGACTCAAATGAGATAGAAAACATATTCGACATGATCGAAGAGGAGCACAATGAGTTATGAATTAGGAAACATCGTGTTGTGGAATCGCAAGAGCAGCCCGGGCTATTATGGGATTATTGTGGAATCAGAACTACGGCGCACCAGCGCCCTACCTCCGTGGCGTTGGCATAAGGTGAAGTTTACGACACCCCTGCCTCCGGAGATAGAGGATGGGTGGTTCCGCTGTGACCATGTAACTGTGATAAAAGGATACGAAGAAATCTCCAAGATTCATGCTGCCATGATTGCGTCAGCAAATGTGATGGATGAGGCGAGATGAGGCGCTGCGCAAGAACGTGTCTCCAAAAAAATAAAAAATGCAAACAGAAAGAATGTCGATTATGGATAGATTATACAGGCGACCTGAACTGTACCTTAGTGGCAGTTTATAAACATGGTAACATGACTTTGGAAGAGGTCGGCAAAAGATTAAAGTACACGCCAGCCAGAATACAGCAGGTCGAGAAGCGTGCTTTAGAGAAGATCTCTCTCCGCGCTAAATACTTGAAAGACTTTTTATTTAATAGATGACGCCGTTTAACATTGAATAGACTATTTATTATCGAAGCCTTCATATAATATATTATTAGGAGATTATACGAGATGAGCAAAAAGAAGCTAATTTTAAAAGAGTCAGTTACTCGCAGGTTTATGCGGCTAGCTGAAATTGAATCAAAGTTTACCGATCAGTTTTTGACTGAGTTAGGTGAAGAAGAAATGGAACTAGGTGGTCCCGATCCCATGGCTGGAGAAGAAGAATTCCCCGGCGACGAAGGACCAGATGAAGAGATGCCCGAAGAAGAAATGGGCGAGACTGTTGAGGTCGATCCGACCGAGCTAGTTTCCGACATTGTAGCAGCACTGCAGAAGCAGGGCGCAGATGTCAGTATGGAAGGTGGTGAGGAAGAGGAAGAACTCGACGGCGAAGAAATGGCACCAGTCGCAGGTGATGAAGAACTTCCCCCAGAAGAGGAAGAGCCCCTTATGCAAGAGCTTGCAGATGCTGGCGTCTCTATCGCTGAAGACGAGGCAATGATTAATGAGGTAGCCCGCCGAGTTGCGAAGCGCCTTGTAGCGGCAAGTAAGTCCCGCAAGGGCTGAAATGCCAAAAACTAATAATATTATTTTGCTTTAACACTGCTGCCCTATAGTGTATGCTATAGGGTAGTGTTGTATTTAAAAATGGAGTTGCAATGGAGTATGCACTAGGCGGACTTATCGGGTATCTGGTAGGCTGTGCTATAACGAACCTAATGACCGTAGGTCGGATGGGTATGTTCGTCGAAAGAGTCGGACTACAATCATTAAAGTTGATGATATCAGCGACCGAAGACATAGAGTTCTTCAGAGCATTGAAGTATAAGAAGTTAGAAGATGCAGAAGATAAAGCTACCATTATCCGCCAAAAAAATATGGATGATTACGAATTTGGTCGGTGGAAAAAGGCAGCAATAGATAATTACTTAGCCAGCTTCCCGACCACATATAGGAAACAGTTCGTAAAGTTTTCTGATTGGGAGGGAGCGGTCAAGCATTTTGAAGAAAACAGAAGGAAGTTATAATGTTGATGTCGCCCAAAAAAGAAGCAGAGAAGAAAGAAGAAGAAGAAGAGGAGTCAGGCAATGACCTGACCGCAGAGCAGCTAGCCGCTGCCTTGGGCATGGAGCCCGATGAGGAGATGCGCGTCGTAGGTCTTTACGGAGACATCGATGAACGCAAGTCCCGCGAGACCCTAAGCGGCTTGCTGGTCCTCCACAACTCAGGCAAGTCTGGGGAAGAGGGACAGGAAGAATGGGAGCCAATGGAGTTTATCATCTCCACGTACGGCGGCAGCGCCGACGATATGTTCGCTCTCTACGATGTAATGCGTATGATCCAGAAGGATTGCGAGATCCACACATTCGGATTAGGAAAGGTGATGTCTGCTGGCGTTCTATTGCTAGCAGCCGGCTCCAAGGGCAAGCGCAAGATCGGTGCCAACTGCCGTGTAATGATCCATTCGGTCATCGGCGGAAACCATGGCTCGCTCCATAATCTAGAAAATGAAATGGACGAGATTAGAAACTCTCAAGAAAACTATGTCAATGCCCTCGTCCGAGAGACTAACCTAACCAAGCGAACTCTTAAGAGATTGTTGGAGAGAAAGGTCAATGTATATCTCTCAGCCACAGAAGCGGTTGAGTACGGTATCGCGGACATTATTGTTTGAGGTTTTGAATGGACAAGGTATTCTACAACAAGTCTTCGCAAGACTCCCTAGGCTGGGAGCCTTCGTGGTTTGGCTGTGACTACAATGATGATGATCTAGTTGCTGCTATTAAGAAATGGCAGAAAGATAACGGACTCACAGCGGATGGTCTGGTTGGACCAATGACCTTCCGGCGTGTCTGGACTGAGCGCGAAGCTGATATCTCTGACCATATTCCATACAGTTCTCCTTACTTAAGGGGAGATGATGGCTGTGATGATAAGAAATACATCGTTCATAATGGCAAGTTCTTGGAGATTGACTGGCAGAAGGTAGTACTCTGGGATGACCCGGATGGACTGGGAACAAAGAGAGGCACTTATTATAGTTATGCCGGCAAGCCAGATCGCGAGCCGACCATGTTCGTCAATCATTGGGATGTCTGTCTGTCTTCAGAGTCCTGTGCAAACGTATTAGCCCGTCGCGGCATTTCGGTACACTTCTGCATCGATAACGATGGCACGATCTATCAGCTATTAGATACGCAACACGGCGCATGGCACGCGGGCATCGGCAAGGTCAACCATAGGTCTGTCGGTGTCGAGATCAGCAATGCGTACTACCCTAAGTATCAAGCTTGGTATAAGAAGAATGGTTTTGGCGAGCGACCCATACAGGACGGCGCATGGGTTCACGGCAGCAAGCTCAAGCCTTTCACCGACTTTTATCCGGTACAGATTGAAGCACTGAAAGCGTTGTGGAAAGCTATCCACAAGGGCATCGGCATCCCGTTGGAGACACCGGAAGATGAGCACGGAACCAGTACAACAGTTGACAGCAAAGCTTCCCGAGGTACCTTCAAGGGATTCGTCAGCCACTATCACTTGACCAGCCGCAAGATTGATTGTGCAGGTTTAGACATTTGTAAGCTACTTGATGAAGCAAAAGAAGAAATCGGAGACTAATTAGAGCATGAGCAAGAAAGATTTAGACCTGCTAGTTGAGCAGTATTTCAATACAGCAAAGGCGCCAGCATTAAACTTAGAGATGTTGGTCGAGATGATCGAAGAGACTATCGGAGATTCATATCCCGATATCGCAGCGGCTTCAGATCCCGCAGGGTTTGATCAGAACATTAACCCTGAGATGATTGCCACTCATGTGCCAGTTGGCATGGAGGGCGACCGTGCAACAATCGAGCGCGTCGTCGCAGAGATCATGGGCGAACCTGACGTTGCGATGGTGGACTCCGTGATGCTTCACTTCTCAAACCCACAGGGTCTTGGGGACAAGGGAAGTCCGCAGATGGCTATGAATGAAGGTCGCCTAACTCCTGAACAATGGAGCGCGATTTATCGTCAGCTTCTGCTTGTGGGTGTAGACTCCGATATGATGGAGGCTATTCGTCTATTGGCAGACAGTGGCATGGACGGAGATGAGCTAAAGGCTTTGCTTAGTCAACAGACAATGCAGACCGCCCGAGGAATGGAGCGGATGAACGAAGAGCAGACTGCTGGTCAAAAGTTTGTGCTATCACTTCCCAAGTACACGCCCACCGAGGCATGGGGAAACCCAGAACACATGGATCGGGAACAGGTAAACAATATCTTTAAGGTTGTTCGCGGCGGCACTTCTATCGCAGGTCGAATCCAATACCTTAACGAATTCCTCGACCCAGCGAAGGCGAAGCGCAGGACCAGCCCCCGAGTTATCATCAACACAATGATTATTATCGAGAGCCTTAAAGCTGCAATGAACCACTTCAATGAGTCATCAGCCGGCTTCGTATTTGAAGCGTTCATGGCTGCGCTAACCGGCGGGCATCAGGAGGCTGGACGAGTCAAGGGCACACTGCCCATTGAAGACTTCGTTGCCTTCAGTCAGTATGGCGGCAAGAACATTCCAGTGAGCCTCAAGCTGCTGGGTAAGAGCACGGGTGTTAAAGGAAGCTTTACTAACCTTGTGGACTTTTTGTTCGTACGTGGCGAGCCTGCCATCAAATACCTTGTGGCATATAAAACAAAGGAAGAGTCCGGCGCTGTTGGCGCGCTAGAGATCTGGGAGTTCGACATTACGAGAGAGAACTTGCCAGAATTCATCGCTGGAGGCTCTAAGAAGACTCGCATGCTGCTGGGCGACGTTTCTCTCGATGAGCTTAACGCTGCCATCAAGTCAGGAGACAGGGCACAAATCGCGGCTATCATCACACAGGCTCCCGGCTACACTAAGCGAGGGATGCTCCACAAATCGATAGCTGATGCTGCTCGCGATGGTGACATCCCACCAGATGTTCCCGCAGAAGAAGAAGAGCCAATGGAATTGTCTGAATCATTAACCTTCTACCAGCGTGAAAAAATCCTTATGGAAGAAGAGCGCGTGTTGGCAGAGGGTCGAGCGGATGATCCTTCACAGTGGGAAGTGTCCTTCAAGATGATTCAAAATCTAGGCGGCACTATTAACCTGCAAGGTCATGGGAGTCTAGACTTCACAGCGTCAAGATTTGATGCCATCGCTGAGATCTATGCGAAGACCCTTGAGGGTCGCGTTGCAAACCTTCTTGACGGTGTACAGAACCTCACCACAAATATCGGTGAATACTTTTCATCACGCCAGCGCAGTACCGCGATTACTCACGGTCAAGAAGCGATGAGTGATGCAGAGGTGGTTAAGCAGTCGCTTGAAGAAGATATTTCTTCCGATAGTGAATAATAACATTTGACAACCCTGCTAAGTTGGGTTATAATATAGAATATAAACAAGAGGTGTGTATTGTCTAAAGAGTACAACAATGGTGTGGGCTTAAGCCAGAAGATTATGAATGGCGTAAACCTGCTGGCTGATTATACAGCAGCAACTTTGGGACCGAGAGGCAGGAATGTAATCCTACAGACCGCCGGCGGCACCCCCATCATCACCAAGGATGGCGTGACTGTAGCGAAACACGTAGAACTGGACGATCCGTTTGAGAATGTTGGAGCGCAGATCATTAAACAAGCGTCTTCACAAACAAATTCTTCAGCCGGCGATGGGACTACAACTGCAACTGTTCTTGCGCGTGAGATTCTAGAACAATCTCAGCGCTATCTTGCCTCAGGCATGTCGCCAATTGAGTTGAAGCGCGGTATGGACAAGGCAGTAGCTGCAGTAGTTATTAACCTTCAGGACATGGCTCAGCCGATTAAGAGCAAGGAAGATATTGCTCACGTCGCGACCATTTCTGCCAACAATGATCGCACGTTGGGCGAACTGGTGGCAACTGCAGTCGATAGCGTCGGCAAAGATGGGGCTGTGACTGTCGAAGAAGCGCGGAGCTTAGAGACAAGCTTGGATCTGATTGAAGGCTTCCGATTTGCTTCTGGATATGTAGCCACCGCTTTCATCACAGACTCTCGCCGCAGGCAAGTTCGATATGAAAATCCACTTATTATGGTAACCGATGCCAAGATTGAGCGAGTGGATGAGTTGTTGCCTGTGCTTGAGATCGCAGACCGCAGCAGCCGTCCATTGATTGTTGTTGCAGACGAAGTAGAGGGTCAGGCATTGGCTGCGTTGGTCATGAACGCTATTCGCCGTCAGGAAATGAACTCAGGAATCAAGGTTGCAGCAGTGAAGGCACCCCGCTATGGCGAGGATCGGCTAAACATCATGCAGGACTTGGCACTATCTGTAGGCGCGACCTTCATTACTATTTCCAAGGGCTTGTCTCCGGAGGGAGTAACCTTGGAGCACTTAGGCTCTTGCAAGACTATCGAGATTACCAAGGGCGGCACGACTGTTGCCGGCGGTGAAGGCGACTATGCCAAGATCGAGGAACAGATTGAGAACCTTAAGGCAGAACTATCGGTAACTGATTCCATTCACGAATGCGAGAAGCTGCAGGAGCGCATTACTAGGCTCGCTAGCGGCGTTGCTGTGATCCGAGTGGGCGCAGCCACCGAGATCGAGATGACTGAAAAGCGTTATCGGATCGAAGATGCGCTAGAGGCAGTAAGATCTGCGCAGCAAGAGGGCATTGTACCCGGCGGAGGCGTAGCGCTTATTCGCGCAGCAGCAGCATTGAAGATTGACGCTGACAACGAAGAGCAGCGCTGTGGGATTGAGATCATAAAGGCTGCAGTGCATGCCCCGCTTAGACAGATGGCAGTGAATGCAGGGGAAAGCCCTGATTTGATTTGTGATAAGATCCGTGCAGCTTCACCTGATGAGGGCTGGGATTTTCACACTGGCAAGCTGACAAAGATGGTAGAGTCTGGCGTGATTGACCCTGTGAAGGTCACCCGTTGTGCGTTGCAGAATGCAGCATCAGCAGCCGGCACTTTATTTACAACCAGTCACGCGGTAATCGAAACATCGGACTAATTAAAGTACTATGGCTCCAGATATTTCCGAAAATGTGATCACAATGCTTGAACTGAACCAGTCGATGGCGACTTTGAGTTCCAAGATCGATCTGCTTAGCAGCGGCATCGACGGGATCAAGTCCGACATCAGTGAAGCGGCTGATGACATTTCTATGATCAAAGAAGCCATGTACAACCCCGATCAGGGCTTGTATGCCCGCCATGCTCAGTTGGAGGCGCGGGTCCAACAGCTAGAGACTTGGAAGGCAGCAAACACCAAGATCACATGGTCAATCGTTAGCTTGACTATTGCGCTGGTGATGAATAGCATTTGGGGAATGATCGTTTCCGGCAGCTAACAACAGTATCTATTGGAGTATAGATGAGAGTTAACATTACTTATTCAGAAGAGTTGGAGAACATTCCCGACTTGATTACTGAATTTATGAGAGAGAGCGGCAAGTCTTTGCTTTTCCTGTCCAATCACGTAGCCAATATCGACGACGTTACAGTAAAGGATCAGTTGAAGGGCGAAGAAATTCTGGAACTTATTGATAAGACTCGCCAGAGCCTTGCACGCATCGACCAGCGGCTTGAGGATGCAGCCTCGCTGCTGTCAGGTTACAACAACGCTATTCAGGGAAAAATGAATGAAGACGAAACACCAGAAACCGGATAGCGAACAGTTCGCCCACGGCGATCTGGTCTATATTCCGCAGGATGTCCAGTTGTGGCACTGGGGCTCTGGGAACGTCTTGGTGACTGAGGCACCGACAACAGGAATCTTCTTGGAAGAAGCCGATGCGGGACTTAAACTTTTTATTAAAGGGCGCAGGATGTTGGTGAAGAAAGCCCACGTCTATCCCTACACACCGGAGGAGAAATGAAAGGAATTAAACTGGTGGAGTTGTATGAACAGCCCACCCAGAAGAGCGGAAAGTGGACGCTGCGCGAGGTTGTTGTCAACCCAGACTATGTAGTGTGCCTTAGACCAGACCACCGTGCGACATCTTTGCTCAAAGAAGGCATCCTGCCTGATGGCTTAGATGAGCGCCAAGAGTTCACCAAGATTCAAATGAATCGTGGACACGGAGGCTTGGACATTGTGGTTGTGGGCGGTATCGGCACCATCGAGACCAAACTTAGTATTCAGACGAAGGCTCTCCTGCAGGGATAACGATGTCTATTTTGTTTTATCATGTGTATGGCACGGGTCACGACCCCTACGCTATCGAAGCTGTAAAACAGCTAGACCGTTCTGGCTATGAGTATGCATTAACCTTTCTGGATAAAAGCCCAGAGATGCAGGTTTTTGTCGGCAAGAAATATCGTTGGCCAACTTTACCATTGGTTGTTAAATGCGATATAAATGGGGATGAAGAAGTCATTGGTGGCTTCAACGACTTGAAAGATCACCTAGGATTGGAAGATGAAGACTGTCATGAATGCAGCAAAAAAAGAAAAAAGTGATATCAGAGAATACATTGATAGGGTTGTAGTCTTTCTAGATATCGAATATGGGTTGCCTGTTGTTTTTGAACACGACGGCGAAACCGCACTATTTCACAGTAAGCGATCCATTATTCCCGGCGACTTTATTATAGTTGACAACCGTGTAACTCTCGAAAGACAGTTATATATGCTGCTGCATGAGACAGGGCATGTGCTTCTGCGCGAGTGCGAGGTGGAGCATGCTCGTCGCTATCCGGCTGCAGTCTTGAACAGCAAAAGAGCGACCCGAGCACACAAGATCGATACCCTCAGAGAAGAGGTGATGGCATGGGAGAAGGGCTTAGAGATAGCTTCAGACTTTCAGATTCCAATCGACGACAAGCTGTGGCACTCGATGGTTACGAGCGCACTATACAAGTATTTGAAATGGAGCAACAATGCCTAACATTAACTTTTTCTACGGCATTTGCTTTTTTATCGTTGGACACATCTGTGCATGGTTTCAGCTAAACTCTCAGTTTGCGTGGGAATGGTGGAAGGACAAGCCTTTGCTTGCTGTTGGCATCTACTCTATCCCTGTTGGGCTCAGTTTCTGGATGGCGACACGCTATATCTTTGAAGAGACTGGAGAGGCATGGTCGGGCAGATTCATGGGCTTCGCAGCATCGTATTTTGTGTTCCCAATATTAACCTACTTGCTTTTGAACGAAAGCATGTTCACAACCAAGACGATGATCTGCATCGGCTTGTCCTGCTGCATTATGGGTGTGCAGCTATTTTGGAGATAGTATGAGAGTAGATAAGCCTTGGGGCTATGAAGATCGTTGGGCAATCACCGACAACTATTTGGGAAAGATTCTGCACATCAATGCAGGGCATAGACTCTCCCTTCAGTATCATGTCGTAAAGGACGAGACTATATATGTCCTCAAGGGATCGCTGTTGCTAGAGATAGGACCGCACCACCAGCACGTCAAGACGGAGACTGGAATCAAGGTGGTACTAAATGAGGGAGACAGCCAGCACATCGGAAGCGGAATGATTCATCGTTATTGCGCCGACAAAGAAGACGTGACACTAATCGAGGTCAGCACTCCGGAGATTGATGATGTAGTGCGCTTGCAGGATGACTACAATCGGGGGAATGATTAACCTTGAGATGCCTCTACTTGTTCGATGTTGATGGGACATTGACACCACCAAAGCAAACAGCTTCCCCAGAATTTCGCAAAGATTTCTTGAAATGGATTGAAAACAAAGAGGTTTATTTAGTTTCTGGCGGTAGCTTCATACGCCTATGCGAGCAGCTAGGCGGTGATGTTATGGAGGGCATAGCTGGAGTCTTTGCATGTATGGGCAACGTGTATTACAAAAACAAACGCGATGAATCGCGAGCATGGTTCTTCGGGTATGAAAACAAATTTACCGCGCCAAAGAAGTTGTTTCCGACATTGGCAAAAATCGTCACGGATTCTAAGTACCCCGTCAAGACCGGTGAACATGCTTCTGAGCGAACTGGCATGATCAACTTCTCGATTGTAGGCGGTAAAGCGACCCAGAAGCAACGCAAAGCCTATACACAGTACGATGCCGAGCACAAGGAGAGAGAAGAGATTGTGGCTATGCTACAAGCCAAATATCCCAAGTTGGACTTCGTGATTGGTGGCGCAGTAAGCATCGATATTTTTGCCAAAGGGTGCGACAAGTCACAGGTGATTCGGGAACATTTTAAAGATTTGCCGAAAGATGTTACAATACATTTTGTAGGAGATAGAACAGAATTTCCCGGCAACGATTATGCAATCGCACAACTGGTAGAAAAGCGACCCAATGGACACGTTCACAGCGTCACCTCTTGGAAAGATACTGCTTTGCTGCTAAACCGCCTTTAACCCTTTAACAAACTATTTATAATGATGAGTTCACAAACAGCAACAGACAAATGGTTCGCCGCTCTTAAAGAGGCAGCCACTAAAGATCCGACCTACATTCAGCGCACGTATGAGGTCGAGGTGGATGTTCGTATTAGTAAGGAGAAGGGCGGTAACAAAGACCAGACGATTGATGACATGCGTGCAATCGAGCGCGTTACAACCGTTACAGATCCTGCCCGTGCCGGCGCTCAGAGCCGAGCCAGAGCAACCGACCAGTATTGGTTCAACCGATATATTATTAAGTTTGAGCTTAACTCTGAGTTGCGACCGACGTATTGGGTTAAAAGATACTTGGTAAAAGACATGGCGAAAATCAAGGGACTAAGCATTGTCCGGTGGGGTGTCCCAACCGAGACGACAACATGATTGGTTCGTTGGTAATGATCGGTCACAACATGCACGTCGTGGTGGATAAATTCTGGGTAGGTTTTACAGAACACAGGCATGACGACATGCAAAGGGAATACTATTATGAGATTTTTTCAATGGGGAACAGAAATGGCAAAAAGCGTCACACAATCAATGTCCGCGATTTTACGGAAAGTCTTGAGAGCGGGAACATCGAAATCCTCTCTCCATCGGACGAACCACGAATTAAGATACACTGTTGAGTTACTTAAAGTACACAACAAGAAGCTGTCTGATCAGCTAGATGCAGTAAAAGATGAAAATGTTTTATTGTGGAACCATATGGAAGAGATGAAAGAAGCAGAGAAAGCGATCATGAAGTCGATTACCGATGAATATGAAGCACAACTAATGAAGGGGTTGACTCCCGTGGGGGATGCATAGAATGAATGAAACAACAGACAATACTATTGCGATGGTGACCGTTGACGAGTTGGGTGAGATAGATGAAAGTCTCAAGCCCAAGCCGCCACCGAAACTAGCGCCAAGAGGTATCAGGACTTTTACAGTCTGCCGACAGAGCGACGAGACAGGAGTATCAGGCGAAGGCGTAGTCATCGAGGGCGTGGAGCTTGCGTCTGGTCACTGCATCATTCACTGGCTCTACCCACCACCCAGAGGCGGCATCGCTATCTTCGATTCGCTTGGCGACTTCTTAAAGGTTCATGTAGAGCCTCACCCATCTAACAAAACGATCATTACGTTTGAGGATGGAGAACAGAACACATATTAATTAAGGCAGGAACATGATGGAATACAAAACTATTTTAGAGAACTGGAAGAAGTTCACACAAAGCACAAAGCCCCTGACACTCATCGAGCGCCGTGAGATCATGAATGAGATCTCAAAGAATGCCGCTGAGAAGATCTATGATTGGATGCGGGACACTGACGGGCTTCCCTACGATTTCGATGAGATCTTCGGCGACAATATGCGCGTGGCTCTCCCCATGGACAGCCACGACACCCGTATGCTCAAGTCGATCCTGCGAGCAATCAAGGAAGAAGGCTGGCTACCTCCAATCTCTGACAGCGCCCGCGAGCGTCAGCGGAGCATTTACTCTTACGAAAAGGGTCAAGAAACCGGTCAGGTATACAATCCTGACGGCGGTGAGTGGGAGCCAACCAAAGAAGAGTGGAAGGCATGGGAAGCCTCAGATGCACCCGAGCGGGGGTTCCCCACAAAGAAGGCGAAGCAGAAGCGTCAGCGCCTTGCTGCTGAAGGCGGCGGCGAGTACGAGGTGGAGATTAACGTAGCCGACCTTGGACTTGAGCGCCGAGTCGAGCAAGTTATCCCGAAAGGTCCGAGAGCAGGCGAGAAGATTACTAAGGTTCAGAAGCAGGGAATCAATAAAGTCATCGGCGGTCTTGAGAAGAAGGGCAAGCTAGCTGCAGGCGCAGCAGAGTGGTGGACTAAGAACCAGACACATTACACAAAAGATCAGAACCATAAGAAAATCCAAACAGGACTGTCCGACGAAGGGCAAACGCACCACCGTGAGGACATGCACGTTATTCTGTCACGTCACCCTATCGACGTGCTGCGCATGAGCGACATTAGTAACATTCACTCATGCCACAGCGAGGGCAGCGACTACTTCAAGTGTGCTGTTGCGGAAGCAAAGGGTCACGGTCCTATCGCATACGCAGTCACAGAGGCAGAACTTAATAAACTTCTGAAACCCTCTGAGGAAAGAGAACGACCGATTGCGAAACTCGACAGGATGTATCAGGAGCTAGGACAAGCTGAGAGAATCACAGCTATCCGTCAGGACTACGACACCGAGACACCCGAGGGTGCGTTGATGTTGTTGTGGGTGTGGGCTAGGACCAACACCGGCACAAAGTGGTGGAACGGAATGGAGAAGAAGGTTGAGATGGCATCGAAGCCTGAGAAGTTTAAAGAAGTTATGCTGCTCGCTCAAGCCAAGGCTCTCAACATCAGCCCATTGTTGTTCAAGCAGTACGTTAAAAACTACGAGAAGTATGAAGCCCGTGGTCCCGGTAGCCACCCAGACTTATTCAAGCCGTGGGAAGGAATCACATCTGAAGAAGAATATAAAGCTGCACTTGAGAAGCACAGCAAAGAAGCCACCCGAGCGCCAGACCCGAGAGATATTGGCGACCTCGACGACGAAGAAATCTTCAGAGATCACGACCGCGATGTACCCGGCATCGGCGTAAAGGCTCGCGTCAGACTCAGGAAGTATGTCGATGACCCGAACAGCCTAACCTTCGCTGCGCCCGAGAGCAGGACATACGGCACCGCCGTTCCCGGCTTTGTCGGTGCGGTTAGAGAATATGTGTGGGAGAAACAGAAAGAGATGTTTGCTCAAGAGTTGGGTGACGTTGATCCCGAGTCTGGTAAGGGCGAGGCAACCACGTATTTCATCCCAGAGAAAAGCTACCTTACGCGACACGGCGGCAGCTACGGCGACACTCGCGATGGGGAAATCCTCAATATGTTTTTCGGGATTGAGGCTCGCGGAGGCGACCTCCCCGATCCCTACAACGATGGGATGGACGTTCATCATGACGCCGACGACGAGGAAGAAAGCGAAAATGAACAAATGAACGATGAGTACGAATCCGCAGCAGAAGATCTCAATGAAGCAGCCAACGACTTAGAGCATGCGTCCTTCTACGCGGACGTTTACTGGGAAGAAGCCGAGTACCCACCGCAGGTCCAAGCTAGCGGCGACCTCACTCTAACAATCCCGCTGGGCTGGGGTGATGATGGCGAAGGCAACGACGTTCACCCGACATACGATATTCCCCAATCATACAACGATGAGGGCTACCGGGACTTTGAAAACCTCTTGGACTTTGGCGAATACCCCGAGGAAACAGACTGGAATCATACGGAGGATGGTCTTGAGATCAATTACCGGTTCAACTGCGAGGACTGCACCACTCCAGACGATGCCGACTACTTCTTGGATCACATGCGAGATCTCGACGGCAAGTATGATCAGTTTTACGAGAAGGTCAGAAGGAAATTGGTTGAGGAAGGCTTCGCGAAACCTAGCGCATGGGACGACACACAGAACGAGATCGAAGACTTTGAAGACAGGCTCAAGAACTTTAATATTATCGGTGACGATGACGACGATCCGACAGGAGAGATCTGGTTTAACCTAGGTCATGGCGCCCACAACTCAGACTACGAGATGCCTTTGAATCTGACGTATCCTGCTAGCGAGATGTATTGGCTAGCGAAGCACCCAAACATATTTGGAGGCGCTAGAAATCCCCGGCATATTGAGCCGGCAGGCTTGATGGCGAAAGCTCTTTCGGGTAGGCGAGAGTCCGGCAGTTGGGTGTGGGTTGGTTCTGACACCAACTCATCCTACGCTAAGTTCTTTGCCGAGAGGCTGAAGAAACTAGAAGCTGCAGCGAACGGCTATGCAAAGACACAGATCGACCTCCCTTTCGGAGACAAATACGCATCGCCCAAATATGAAGGCATTAGTTTTGCCAAGGACGTACAGATCGCCTTAAGATTTGGAACTGCTGAGAGTGTGGCTAAACAATCCGCAAATCAACCCATCTTTTTCAGGCTCAAGATTGTGGCTATGAGCAAAGACTCCAAAGAGGAGCTAGAAGGCGCGTTTCACTTCGTTGAGTTTGTAGACAAACATGTTGACATGGTGATGCAAGCAGCCAAGGAAGTGACACAAGAGTTCGCCCTCACACCCAACCTTGAGATCGCACAGGAGTTAAAAAGGGAATACCTCGGCGCCGACTATGCGATGGAGTTGAGTAAAATGATCATGAAAGACTATGCTTATGACGCCATGGGTATTCAGCAGAGCCACCACCGTGCTATCGTAGAGTGGTGGTCTAATGGCGATGTGTACTCAAAGATGAATGAATTCGAGAAAGAGGTTTTGATCGAGAAGTACTTAAAGCCAATGAGTCAGGGGATGGGCGCATCGCGGTGGGAGGTAGGCGCCCATCTTCCTAATGGCTGGGGGCGAAATGTTGACGCATGGATGGCTGACGCCAACATCCCACACAGCTTGAGAAGAGGAGCAAACGGCGAGCACCTAAAAAGCCCAGAGATCACAAAGAAGTTTTTTGGAACAGAAGACGAGAGAGAGGCTAAGCGCAAAGAAGAGGACATAGAAATGTATGTCAAGCGACAAGAGCAGTCGATGGGGCGCCGCATGACCCCAGAAGAGATCGAGGCGATCAGAGACACCTACAAGGAGCCCGCGGGCACACTGAGAGGCACACTTGGAGAGCCCCGAGAAGCGGGAGCCCCCCGCATGACCGAGCGCGAAAAGGCTATCGAAGAATTGACGGCAGCATTTAATGGACGCGCACCTACCGAAGAAGAGATTGAGGATTTGCTGCGAAGGCGCGCCGAGCGCGCTTCGGCGGTGGACGAGCGAGTAGCATACTTAAAGAAAGCCTTGACAGAAGCTAAAATCCGTGCTAATATAAGAAAGGTACTAAGAGAAACGGAGTAACTTATGAAGAAGCATCTCGATACATGGAACCATTTTCTTAATGAGTCTAAGTTGCGGGTGTTCGACTTTGACGATACCCTAGCTGTGACCGATGCAGATGTTTTTGTAACACGCGCCGATGGCACAGGGTTTAAGTTATCGCCCAGCGAGTACGCAGTCTATGAGCCTGTCGCAGAATATAATCCGGCAACGGGAGAATACATCAACACGGAAGGCGAGGTCTTTGATTTTAGCGAGTTCGATAAGTTGATTAACCCTCGCCAGATTGAGCAAGTGGCACGTATCATGCAGAAGGTTGTGGACGCAGAGAAGCGCGACGGAGCAGGGCGTAAGATCGCCATCCTAACAGCCCGAGCGCCCGCAGCCGGCGAGGACATCATGGACTTTATCGAGAATGTATTGCAGATTGACTCCAGTATGTTCGACCTAGTTACGCTGGGCAGCAGTGACCCGCAGCACAAGAAGGCGTGGATTGAGGATCAGATTACTAACCTTGGCATGCTCGACATTTTGTTCTTCGATGACTCTCCAAAGAATATTGCAGCGGTTGATGAATTGAAGCGAGAGTATCCAGATGCCACAATCGTGACACGCCTTGTCAACTATGCTGACGACATGGAAGAGGGCAAAGACCCCGAGCTAGATCATGGCGAGTTTCAAACACGCATGCGCCGAGAGCATCCGAGGAACAAGTCTGATTTGATCAACAAGGGTAACAATAAAGACACAGGCGGCGGCAAAGGTCACAAGAGTGCAAAAATGAAGCGGAGTAAGTCATCCCCTCCCGGCGGTGTGTAGTGGGAAAAACCTCCAAGAATACATTGGGGAAAACTATCTTCATAAAAGAGATTTATCCCGAGAATATTAAAGATGTGTTGCTTGAAGGTGACTGCGAGACATTGAAGAGAAAGTACGGCGACAAGCCGTGTATGTACGAGGTGAGCTTTCCATGGAAAGATAACATCCATCATATGTGGTTTATTGACGAAATTTATGAAAGATATGGCGAAACACACGTCATTGTAAGACAAAAATCGGAATGAAGAATCTCTGAGAAACTACTTAGTGTACGTTAGCTAAACGAGAAATAACATGGGGAACTTAAAAAATGACAATAAATCTGTTGTATGTGGGTATTGCTATACTCGCGGTCATAATCGGCAGACATGCCCTCAACTCCGCGCCGATGTGGAGCGAGTGGAAGAAAAGCATGGATCCGAACATCATGTGGTGGTTGAATATAAGAGGAGCCGCGCCGCAGTATCAAAAAGTGCGAGTGCAAGAGCGAAGATGCCCCGAAGCTGCACGTACTGTCACACGCTTGGACACAATCGACGGACCTGTGCGACGTTAAAAATAGACCGTACGATAGCTACCGAAAAAAATGCCACATGGCGTAAAGATTATTATATGAACATTGACAGCCTAGGCTTAGGTATTGGTGCGATGTTGACGATGCAAGATCGCGCCCGCGCCCCTTCGTTGTGGATGGTGCTACGCCATGAATGGAAAGACATGAACTATATCAACGAGGGCGAGCGGGCAATACTATGCCAACAAATATCTAACGTGGGTCGCCGCATGCGGCTGTCCGTGTCTCCTACTCTTGCTGAACCATCATTAACCTTGACCGGATGGGAAGTTGCTTCGCCATCATATGATTTTAATGTTCCCCCGAAATGGTTTACCGGAGAGTTGGGTATTGACACGCTGTTCTACGGCAACGATAAAGAGTCGAGAACAATATGAATCTCTCAGCGGAAACTTTCCGGAAAAATTTCCCCTCTTGATTGAATAAATCTAAGCCCTGATACGTCTAAGACAGTAGACGCAACAAGGAGAACAGTGCCACGTTTCAGATTAAACCCAGAACAATTATTAAACATTCAAGTGAGAGCTTTCGCCAATTCAGTACCGGACTCGGTATTGGTCGGTAAGAAGGAGAACATAGTTAAGTTATCGGAGAACGAGATAGAGGCTGCAAAGCTGGCTGTTTGGTATATTCTAAAACGAGCGTGGGGTTATAGCACCGCAGTACAAAAGGCAAGTGGCTCTTTTGACGGGTGCAACCAATCAAACGTGAAGAGGGCAGTTGTTAATGTGTTCCCCCCCAACTATTTCAAAGCACTTGAGCGAAGCAAAACTTATGGCTTGTGCAGAAGGCTTGAAGATGACGATGACGAGGAGAAAGAGAATGAAGTATCGGTACATTCGCGAGGCGATTAGAAACTCGGTGCCTCCGCTGACAGATAAAGAGGCTAAAGAACTTGTGGATTCAATAATGAGAAAGGTCCGAAAGTGTAGTCGGCAAGCCTAGTTACTATGTGCAACTCACACAACCAAAGGTACATCGCGGCGATTTTGTTCGTTGGGTTATAAGCTATGCCGTCTTTTCGGCAGACGATGAAGGCGGCGTTTGGCCAGCCAATCCCGTGTATTGCTACGGTCTTATTGTCGATGTGGCTAATGACGATTCGCCAACAGTCGTGGTTTATATTCCACGCTCATGCGAGTATCATATGTTAGACACATCCAAGTACGCATTTGAAGTGCTGTCAAGCGCCGGGAAATAAGTGAAAAAGCAGTTGCAAATTGGCGATCTTGTGTGGTATAATGTAGGTGGTAGAGGGCATGAAACTGTTGGTCTGGTGATTGACAAGCGCAGCTATTTGTGGCGCGCCAAGTCGCCATGGGACGACAAGAACAGACGATATGAAGAATGTGTACGAATCAAGTGGATGCGAAAAGGAAAGTTTGCGCCGAAGCATATTGCCGTGCCGATGTACGACAGCGAGTACACGCTTGAGTGGACTGGAGATCCACCTGACGCAGTTACGGTTCAAGAAATGTTAAAGTATACCGAGGCGCACGGCGCTATCTTTGATAAAGACTGGTACGAGGCTCGGTTTTTCAAAATTATGGGCAAAGCACAGGACAGAGAATGAGCAAGATAACAAAAGTATGGCTCAAGAACACGCAGATGGCTGGTACGTTCCGAGGTACGCATCCACTATTTTATGAGACAAACCTAGAAACAGTAGAGAATGTCATACGGCACTGGTACGCTGGCGACATTGTTCTACCGGATAAAAGGGAAAGGATCCGCACCACGGGTTCCATTCACCTTGACAACAGAATAAGAGATACAAAACTAACCTTTCTCAAATCTAACGACTTTGAGATAGGCATGAACTTTGGTGGCACCCGAATCGCATGCGATCTAACTGTGGGCTGGTTACACAAGAACAGCTTTGCAAAAAGCCTTTCGGAAATGGAGGAAGCCTTGAATCATGTTGCGATGGTTAAGGAGCTATATCCCGACATTAACCTTTGGCCACCCGAAGTTTGGTACTTATTCCCGCAAACGACAAATTTCAACGAACTAATCATCCCATTCTAGCCCTTATTCGCGTGCTTTCTTCTATATATTATATGGGCGTAAACGCTATAAGGAGAGAGTATGGCGAACATTTTTTTCAGTGGAGAGAAGGCTTCTAAAGCAGAAGCCAAAGCAGCTTTAGAGAAACATATCAATAGGGTCTATGATCAACCGTTTCACATCAGGTTTGTTTCGGACGATGGGGGCAACCTCTTGGAACTGATCATCGAAAGAGAGAATGTCCGTGAGCAAATCGAGGAGGGCATATGGGATCTCATAGATACTGGACCGATGTGGATGGGGTGGCGCAGGGTTACCCTCAAAGTGCCACCCGGCTATATTGATGCCATCATCCTCGCAGTTAAGCGTGATGATTATTAACCTCCGACGACAAAGAGCCTCCGGAAAAAGTTGATTTTTCTTTGCTTTTCATTGAATAAAATGAAAGCCCCATACGTCTAATATAGTGAACAACAAAGAAAGGAGAGTTACATGCAGCTTAACAAGAGAAGTCCAGAAGAAATTGAATATGCCTTTGACACCTTCGTAAAGGGCGTTCAGGTCATGGTCAATGAGCATTTCGCCAAAAACTATGCGATGCTGACACCGCCCGAGATAGCCGTCCACCCCGGTCGGACTTATTGGAAGGTTGTCAAGCAAGATCCGGTAGAGCATGGCGGTGGTCGTCAGTGCTCTGTGTATGGGTTTGTTCGCAAGTCCGATGGTGCAATCTTTAAGGCTGCAACCTATAAAGCCCCTTATACAAAGGGCAACTCCGCTATTCGTGGATACGTCAACGACGGCGCGAATGGTCTAAAGTCTGTAACCCCATATGGCGTTGTGTACGCACGGTGAATAACATGGAAGAAATCGAAACTAATCTTACTCCCTTTGAAGCTGCGATTGTGCGAGCCGCTGAGTTCGGTGATAATGTCACTCAACACTCTGTATGGGCGATGGCGGTCGAAAAGCTCGCTGCCATTGATGATCCTGACTCGCCAGAGGGCATGGCAGAGCGCTTCCAAATCGAGAATCTGTTCTCGGCAATCGTGAGTGTTCCCGGTTGCATCATCGCGGAGGCTTAGTGCAGAGAGCATACCAGAAAGGAGATCTGATCCACGTACAGCATGTGGACAAAGAAATGTTTATACCATGCCCCAATGGGCAGGCAGTTGTGCTGAAGGCATCTCACTGGCACTGTATTAACCTTTTCTCGACTGGCGGAAGCCTACCAGACGGTTGTAGTCCGTACTATCAAATACTCAAGGTCTTGTCGCAAGGCAGGTCTTATTACAATGTGCATTCGCATAATGTGAAGTTACTAAGCGGCTATGAAGAAGCACAAAGCTAATATTAATAACCTTTCAACTGAACCGCGATTCAGTGCTGGCGACATGGTGGCATTTACCCACTATGCCTCATCGAACCCGCAGGAATACGAAGAAAAAGAGTCGCACGGTATCATTGTTGAGGTGGGACTTTCGATTGCAAAGGTTCGTCCGTTGACTGATTTTAGCAACATCGTTCTTTGCAACGTTGCGGATTGTCGGCTAGCCACGGTAGAGAAAAGCTGATGAAAAAGTTTAAGGTTGGAGATTTGGTGCGTATCAAGGATGGTACGCATGATGAGAAGTTGCCCGATAGTCGTATGGGCTTAATCATTGAAGAAGTAAAAGATCAAATGGGTCCACGGCGCGACCCACACATAAAGTTTACATCCATCTATAAGCTGTGGATGACAAACGGACAAACACTTAATTTCCATGAAATGTTCTTGGAAAAGGCAGAGAAGAATGAGCACAAAGAGAAATAGTTTGATAGTATGCGCCGATGGCTTCAGCATGAGTGTGCAAGCCCATGAGGGATCATACTGCACGCCCCGCGTGAACAACGCAGACTTTTACACAGAAGCAGAGGTCGGGTTCCCGAGCGAGCGTGAGCCGATGCTAATGGAGTACTGTGAGTCGCCGAACAAGCCGACCGATACTGTGTATGGCTGGGTTCCGCGTCAAGTCATCATTAACGTTATCGCGAAGCATGGCGGCATGGTGGAGGGCGGCTTGCCCGCAGGTTTTCCCCTGTTGATGGTGAATAAGTCATGATCGGCACATTAGTCAAATATGTTGGACCCTCAAAGGGTTACGTTTATAAAGATTTTATCGGAGCAGTTGGTCTGGTTGTTCAGTATACTGCATGCGGCTCTGATGGCGATCAGCATGCCCGAATTCGCTGGATTGCACCGGTGAAATTCGCCGGTCGAACTACGCCATGGTCAGACTTTGGGTTCAAACATTTGGAGGTTATCAGTGAAACACAAGACAAAATATAAGGCAGGGCGAGTATATAACTGGCTGGATCAAGGTCCAGTACTGTTGCTAGCGCAGTGTGAGATTCCAGATCCTATCAGGACTGGAGAGGAATTTAAGATGTATAGCCTGTGTCCCGAGGCGTGGCCATCCGAGATAGGATGGACAATCAGCATGCTGCAAACTGGTGAAGTGCTCGATGTACACGAAGAAACATTAAACTTAGGAGCTACAAGTGAGCTACCATGATCAGCCGCCGCATTATTTGTCTAGCAGGGAAAACTGGCAGCTTGAAGCTAATCAAGTTGGCACCGCTGGCGAAGAAACTTTCGCATTTGCGTTGGCAAAGCATTTGCCAAGTCATTACACGGTCCACCACCAGCCGCCAAAGCTGGTGATCTATACCGAGGGCAGGGGGATCAAGCTGGATTCCAAGGTCACCAATACAAAGACAGGCAAGTGCCTTTTCATTGAGAACAAAGCAGGGAACAATGGAGGCAACGCCCATGAGCGTGTGTATAAATTCTTGTCTGAGCCACTGCAACGCAAGGTGAGAGAAGAACACAACACAGTGGACAGCCCTTTCTTTCTAGTGTTTTCAGGTAAAACGTTCCAAGGTCAGAAGTATCAAGATGAGATCAACCTATTGCTTTGTGAGTCAAACTATGCTATAATGGAACCTAAGCATGCGAACATTAGTGAGGTCGCTGCAAGAATCATGGAGATTGTATGAAGCCATTGTTTATGTGGGCGGGTGGTAAGACTCGCATGATTAAAAAGTATACCGAACATCTACCAGATACGTTTGACCTGTATGTTGAACCGTTCGTCGGTGCAGGCGCTATGTTTGTGTGGGCATACCAGAAGAACCCAAAGGCTAAGTTTGTACTGAATGATTACAATGAGTCAATCATGCAGATTTATACTGCTGTCAAGCATGATGTTGAGTTGTTCATCGACAGGCTAGACCATCTTTCGGATCGCTATCTGCCATTGGACAAACCCGAGCGCAAAGAGCTTTATTATGCTTTACGACACGAACATGCCTACGATTATGAGAAGTGGACGGAGACTGACGAGGCTGCAACATTATACTTTCTGATGAAAACAGGATTCAATGGTATCTGGCAGATCAACCAGAATACGAATGGTCGGTTTGGTACTCCGAGCGGGCTGTTGAACCAGAAAGACAAGGTTTATGACCGTGATAATGTGATGGAGTGGCACCATGCACTGCAACGATGCACGCTGCTGTCCGGTGACTTTGGGCGTGTGTTGGCAAAGACGCGCCATGAACTGACCCATCAAAATGCCTTTGTGTTTCTCGACCCTCCCTATCGCGGCTCATTCACTCAGTATGGTGTGAACTTTGATGACAGCATGCAACAGCGAGTGATTGGATTCCTCAATGATTCTAAGGAGTTGGGTGCATACGCCATCATGTCTAACCGTGATGTGGGCGATGGGTTCTTTGAGGACCGGACAGGCGACAACAAGATAGTGTATTTTGACGTGACCTATACGGCAGGACGCAGAAAGAAGCATGACGATGGAACCTTCACCGCAAAGAAAGCGAGAGAGATTCTGATGATTGGAAACATTAACCTTGGATGACAAAATGAAAACGCTTGACTTGCATGGCGTAAAACATGAGAACGTAGAAACACAAGTGATAGCCTTTGCTCATAGAACCGAAGCCCCATTCAAAATCATTACTGGAAACTCTCAGAGAATGAAGGATTTGGTGAGACAGGTTCTATCTAGATTTGATTTAGATGCTTATGAGGAGTCGGATCGCAATCGCGGCGCGCTTATCGTTGTGGACCCGCCCAAGAAGTTTACGCACATTCGCGATCTTTTTTAGACTTTCTTTGCTTTTCATTGAATAAAATGAAGGGCTAGCACGTCTAATATAGTGAGCAACAAAGAGAGGTTCAAGCATGAAAGTCAAGTCAGCAATCAAGAAGATCGAGAAGTACCTAGGTGTCGTAGTCCAGTATGACGGAAGCCGATTCTGGTGGGGATACGAAAACGAGATCGGATCGTTCCTTGCGAACGGTCACTCCGGTGACAGAGCCTCTGCGATGGAACACGATGCATGCAACTGGCATCGCCGTCGCTCTAACGATCACTCTGATATGCAGAGCGATTACTTTGCTGGTTCGTTCCGCAGTAACCTGACACAACTGCTTCACTCGATGAAGGCACCACCTTGCAAGTTCAGCGTGGGTCAACTGGTTCGTGGCAAGCAGAACAAGCGTGCTATGCGTTGGGGCTTTGCTGGTGTGACTGGCTTGGTTGTCAAGGAACGCAGTGATGTTTGTGACATTAGTTGGCTTGGCGTTCAGAACATCGGCAGCGTCGGCTTGAGCACCCGTGACTTGGAGTTGGTATCGTGAAAGTCGGTGATTTAGTAAAAGCGCCGACTCTTATGGATCATGATGGATCTGTTGGCTTGGTGATCGGCTTCACCTCACCTGTGTCCGATTCACCTTCCACCGCTGCCAAAGTTTTGTTTGCTAGCGGTTCAAGGTATGTGTTCCCGCACTTGCTGGAGGTAATCAATGCAAGTCGGTGATTTGGTATTAGTAAACTTTCCAACGGGCTACGAGAAATCTGTTGTGGGCATTTACGTCCGTGATGATACTTACGCTACCGATCTGGATTCGGAAGGCTGGACGGTTATCACTCGCGGATATGTGTTGTGGGATGGGGCAGAGTATTCAACCCCGCTGGATCAACTGGAGATAATCAATGAAAGTCGGTGATCTGGTGAGAGTAAAGAGGAAGCTGGGACAATATGCCGTAGGCATAATCGTGGGAACTTACGATTTTGAGGGCGGTTCTTATTATTGGAGAATCCTGCTGGGCATTGGACGCGAACAACTTGCTGACCCAGATGATGTGGAGGTGATCAGTGCAAGTAGGTGATCTGGTATCGTATGCGTTTCAGGCAGCGCGGGAGCGCAAAGGTCTATCCATTGATGTTGGTCTGGTTGTCGAAACTGGAAAGTACACAGGCAACACCGACGTTAAAGTTTTGTGGATGGGATCGGGCGCTCCAGCGCCCTACCCGATTACGCAGAAAAGTACACACTTGAGGGTGATCAATGAAAGTCGGTGATTTAGTAAGACAAGGTAACAGAGTAATAAATCTGCACAAGGGCGGCAAGCCCATGCCTCCGTCTAGAGTGATGGGAATGGTTGTAGCGATTCGTGATTTGCCAGAGGAAATGAAGGTCAGTCGTAACGGCAACTGGTCAAAACTACTCGGAGGCGGCACGGTTGATGTGCTTTGGTTCAATGGCAGGTTGATAAGAAACTTTGCCATGAACAGCTTGGAGATCGTAAGTGCGCAGAAAGATCAACTTTCTTTAAGAAAGATTGAATAAAACATGAAGGCTGTACGTCTAATATATGAGCAACAAAGAGAGAGGTTTGCATGGGTTATCGTTCTGAAGTAGTTTTGGCAGTCAGCAAAGAGGTACTGCCCCAGTTTCTAGTCACTCTGGCTAAGAGTCCCGAGACTCGCGCCATGTGTTATCAGCACGCTGATCGTCGCGTAGATGATTATGATGGTGAAGGCGGCGTGCTGTTCCACTGGTACGGTGCGAAGTGGTATGAAGGCTATGAAGAAGTGGAAGCGGTTCAAGATTTTATGGACTGGTGCGACGATGAGGATGAGGACGAAGGTTATCGCTTCATTCGTCTTGGCGAGGGGTTGGATGATCCCGCCGATATCCGAGGGCGTGGCTTTGAGGCTCTGCACGTTCAGCGTTCGGTGACATACTAATGAAAGTCGGCAGTTTGGTACGTGAGACTATGGATGGTAACATCGGTGTCATCTTGGCGTGGGAAAGTGACGGCTGGCTCGTCAGCTTCCCGCAGCATGGCATGGTTTTCCACATGCTGCCGAAACTCTTGGAGGTGCTTAGTGCAAGTCGGTGATTTGATTCGGATGAATAGTCTAGCTTGCCGTGTGTATGGCTTTCGCTCTAACATCGGTTTGATTATTGCCGCGATCCCTAGTGGTGCTGGCTATCCACCTGATTATGAGATTATTATTGATGGTCGAAAGACATTGGTTGGCTATGCTATCAAAGACAGCGCGAAGGTGATCAATGCAAGTCGGTGATTTGGTGAGAGTAATATGAAAGTTGGTGCCAGAGTTCGTGATGCTTTGTTCTACCCTGATAGTGGTATCAACAGAGGTACAGGAACAATTATAGAAATCGAAGAGATGGAGGGACCACCTAGAGGTGTTTACTCC